CTCGTCCTTCTCCCCCATCTTCGCCCGGCTCCATACCCTCAGCCGGTCGAAGGCAGTGCAGCTCCCTCCCCCGTGGAGCACCCACGGTCCCCGGCCTGTGCTCCGGTGGTCGTGGGTGCCGAGCGGGCGTGCCGTAGGTGTCTTCGCCCGGCTCGCACGCTTCTCTGCGAGGGCTGCCTGGTTTCGCTTGGTCACGCGCTGGGGGAGGCGGCATGAGCAGCTTCGAGGAACTACGCGGGAGGCGGAGCCGTCGTGGTTGCGCCGTCTGTGGCGCACCCACGAAGGGCGCCGTCCAGATCAACCTCTACGCCGGGGACCATCCCCGCAAACACGTTGTCGGTCAAACGGCGCAGCTCTGCGAGGAACACGCGACAGCTCTTTACCTTCGCCTGGTTGGCATTTTCAATGAGGGTGCAGGTCGAGCATGACCGCTCTCCGCGATCAGCTCACCGACACCCAGCGGGCATGGCTGAAAGACGGGGCGGTCCGCTTGAGTGCCTCACCATCCGGCACGTTCGCCGGCATGTACGTGGCGGTCACCAGGACCGAGAAGTTGTCGTCGGTTGGTCGGACTCCGAGGCAGGCGATTGAGGCGCTGGAGGATGTCGCTCCGAGGGGTCCACGCGATGAGTGGACGGGCGGTGCGGCATGAGCCTCGTTATTCGCGTCGGCCAACTCGAGCGAGATCTGGACACCGCCCAGAAGCAAGCCGAGGGATACCGAAACCTCCTCCACCTGGAACGCGAGGAGAAGGCGAAGCTCTCCGAGCAGCTCGACAAGGACCGCGAGGAGACCCGCCGCTGCATCGCACGCGCGGCCCTGGCCGAGCACGAACTTGCCAAGGCCGAGCGCAACATCGAGGGCAGCCCGGTCCTCTCAGCCACTCGCGCTGTCGCCGAAGCGGTGGACACCCTCGCCCAAGCCCTCCGCGTCGTCCAAGCCCGCGAGGACACGCAGATGCACGACGAGGACGATGGCTTGGTCGCGGGACAGAACGAGCGGGCTCCCCTTGTGGAGACTCGGTACGGGGCGCTGCCGGTCGGGACGAGGCTGCGGGGGGAGATCAGCCGGGCGGTCTACGCGCTCAATCCGAACCCTCGCGGATGGCGTGTCATCGAAGCGCGCGGCGACGCTCGGCTCGGGACGAGTAATAGCCCAGCGTGGACCCTCGGCGAGATCATCCTACCCCTCGCCCACGACTCCCTCGGCTACCCACTCTACGAAGGGGATCGGGTGGAGTTCCGTCCGGCCGACGACGCCACGCCCGCGTGGCCCATCCGATAAGACGTTGCGTCAGATCGGCAAGGCGACGACGGTGGCGGACGGTGCGGCGCAGGCGGTCGTGGACATCTACAACGAGGGCCTTCGCAAGGGTGGCCGTCTGGGAGATCCCACGCGGTGAGCCAACACTTCTGGGTCGCGTTCGGCCTCTTCTGGATCGCCACGATCCCCGCAGCCCTCCTCCTCGTCGCGGTTGGCTTGTGGGTCGATTCCGCCCGGTCCGCTGAGGAAGAACGCGAGGAGCAGGACGCCGCGTTGTGGGCGGACATCGTTGCCGCGCTCAGGGAGGACTCGTGAAGCCAGCGCTAGCGGCCGAACTTGTCCGACGGTCCTACTGGCGTAAGGGCGATGCTGAAACGCGACTGCGGGCCGTAGAGGCACGGGCTAAGCAGCGCGCGTTCGATAAGAGGGTCTACGCCAAGGACCCCGAGTTTGAGCTCAAGGTGGCAAAGGCTGCCAAGCAGGCTCGGAAGGCGATGAGGGCGTGAGCGTCTTCCTTGCCCTCTGGATGGCCCTGATCGCCGCGTGGGCGAGTGGCCGGAGGCACCCGCGATGAGTTACGTCTGCCGCGGCTGCAACGCCCGGTTCAAGACGTGGGCGAAAACCCGTGAGCACCACAAGGGCTGCCTCCCGCACCTTACGCGCAAGCCCGTTCCGCACGAGTCGCTGGCGCTGACGGAGGGCCAGCAGATCTTCAACCGTCCGCCGACCGTTCGCCGGCACGAAAAGGGCGCCGCGTCCCCGACAGGACCGGCGCCCATGAGCCACAAGGAGCAACCTCATGGCTGAGCAGAGAATAGACCACGGCGACGCCTGCCCAAGGTGCTTCGGGGACGGCGAGGTCATGTGCAACGACTCGCCCCTCGGTGACCCGCAGACCGCGTACCCCGGGACGTGCCCTGACTGCCTCGGTGATGGCGTGGACCCGCGAGCCCGTGCGCTTGAGCAGATCACGGAGAGGCTGGCGGCATGAGCACCGTGGAGGAAGTGGTCGACGCGACGGTGGTCGAGTCACCGCCCGAGCCCCCACCCGTTGAGCGTCGGGCCGAGCTCGCGCTCCGCCCGCCCGCCACGACTCAAGTCCTGATGCCGATGGACGTCGATCAAGTCGTGCAGGGCATGGCGGCCTACCAATCGCTCTTGCCGAAGCTGCTCGATGAGAGCGACTACCAAGGGCGCGTGGGGAGCCGTGACCGTTTCGTCAAGAAGTCGGGGTGGCGGAAGATCGCCCGGGCGTTCAACCTCTCGCTCGAGCGGATCAGTGAGAGCGTCGAGCGCGACGACGACGGGCTCGTGGTCAGGGCCTCGGCGGTCTATCGGGCGGTCGCACCGAACGGCCAGTACGGCGACGGCGACGGCTACTGCTCAGCGGACGAACCTCGCTTCAAGGACGCGAAGGGTCGCCAGAAGCTCGAGAACGACCTTCGCGCGACGGCGACGACCCGGGCGAAGAACCGGGCGATCAGCGATCTCGTGGGGATGGGTGAGGTCAGCGCAGAGGAGATCGGCGCGGCCCCGGTCGAAGCCGGTCCAGCGTATGGGCCGGTCGTCGCTGACGCGCAGAAAGCAGCCACGGTCACGGCGCTCATCAAGCTCATCGCGCTCGACGCGGACCCGCTCGAGCCCGCCCCCGCTGACCTCAAGGCCGCAGCGTCAACCGTAGCCAAGGTGATCGCCCAGGCCGCGGGCTACATGCCGCAGATCGTCGCGGACGCCCTGATGCTCGCCGCTGACGCCCGGGCTGCTCGAGCGGCCGGCCCGGACCTACATCTTCAGGGCGACGTCCTCGATGACAAGGGAGCGCACCTGCCCGGGACGGTGCCTTTGAGCGACAAGCGCGCGGGCGAGCTGTGCATCTGCCCCCAGGGGTTGCAGACCGACCCGGAGCGGCGCGCCGACTCTTGCCCGCTCGTCTCTCACGGGATCGGGTTCTGATGGGAACCGCGCTCGAGAAGTCGACGACCGCGCTCAACCGCCTCACGGGCGAGGCGATCCTCGTCCACGGCGCGAGCACCGAGACTCTCGCCGAGTACCTCGCCGACCTTCAGCTCATCCGTCAGGCGTTACGCGACGAGGAGGAGAACGTCCAGCGCGAGCTGCTCCGACGACTCGATTCCTTTGGACGGTGGACTGAGCATCTCGAGGATGCCCGCTACGGCTACAAGCTGACCGCCCCCAGTCCGACTGCGGGGACGACCGACTACGACCGGCACATCCTCCTCGCCGGCCTCGTGGATCTCGTGGGCCGGAAGGTCGTCGCCCCCGAGGCCGCTCGAGCGGCGATCGTCAGGAGCTTGACCGGCACGTTCTCAGTGGACGTGGAAACTGACCTAGGTCCGCTCGTTGCGCAGTTGGAGAAGGTCACCGCTCTCCTGAAGATCCCGGTCTACGACGTGAAGGTCTCAACGTCGGAGAAGGTCACGGCGGCCGGCGTGAAGCGGCTCGAGCGGATGGGCGGCGAGGCCGCTCAGCTTGTGGAGCTGGCGAAGCGTGCGGTTCCGCAGGGTCAGCGTAAGGTGAAGGTTGAGGCTCGGGTGAAGCGGGCGTGAACTCTCCCGCCGAAGTGCAAGCGCGACTGAACGCGATCGATGCCGACCTCGCCCTACGCCAGAACGTCTATGAGGCTGCGGCTCTCGCCTGGTACCGGGTTCTTCGTGACCGTGAGTACGCGCACGCCGTGGCGTTCTTGAAGGCCAGCGACGAGGGATCGGTGACGGCCCAGAAGGCTCGCGCGACCGTCGAGACGGGCTTGATGGGCAAGGAGGAGGAGGCGCTCTACGAGTCGATGAAGGCCGTGATGCGCACCCTCGAAACGAGGGCGACGATCGGCATGGCCATCTTGAAGTCGCAGGGGCGCGCATGAGCTACCCGATCCTCGTGGAGCGGTGGGACGCCAATCACCCCTCCGATCTGGTCGTCTGTGAGACCTGCCACGACTCCTTCCGGTGGGACCCAGGGAAGGGAAGCCCCGACGAACTCTGCGCTGAGTGCGCGTGCGGTGGTCCTCTGACGTGGAAGTACGACGAGGCTCCGAAGTGTGGCGGCTGCGGGAAGTTGGGCTACTGGAGCAACGTCCTCAAGGGCTGTTGCTCCCGCGCGTGCATGTTGCAATCTGAGTACGCGGCGACCCTAAAGGAGCGCGCGTGAAGCTCGTCCGCAACGCCGGCCAGCACTCCTACGGCCCCCCGGTCGACGGGTTACGCCACTGCACCCTCTGCGAGATCGCTGAGCCGTGCCTGGTGGACCAGTTCCAGTGCTCCGGGGTCAAGGGGATGTTTGGGCGGCCGGTGTTCGCTGAAGACTTGACGGGTCGGGGAATCGCGTCGGAGCCGCGGTTGGAGGACCCCGCGAGCGGTGGCGGCAACCTCACGCTCGCCGATCCACGGGTCCTTGCTAACGGCGAACCAGTCCGGGGCGCCGCGCCCCGGCCCGTCAAGAACCGTCGCGGCGCCACGTGAAGCGGTCCCCTATTAGGCGAAGCATTTCGTCAGCGCAGGCGCGCATGTTCGGTCTCGCCGACACCGGGGCAAGGGCCTATGGCCCGAAGGCCTGCGCCGGTTGCGCTGAGACGTTCATTCCGATCAGTCCAGCCCAGCGCTTTTGCACTAAGGCTTGTCTCTTCGACCACTCTTGGGTTGAGCGCGTCTGTGCACATTGTGGGGCTAGCTTCAAACGACAGAAAGGAGGGCCGGCGGCGCGATTCTGTAGTTGGAAGTGTCGAGACATCGCTCGCTACGGGGAGAAGATTGAGGTTCCGTGTCCCGGGTGCGGAAAACTCTTCGTAAAAGGCCGGGAGAATCAACAGTGGTGCTCTCAAACGTGCGCTGGCAACGCACGGGCGAAGAAGCGCGGCCGGCGCGATGCCGGGTGGTCGGTGAAGAAGAAGGGCGAGGATTGCTGCCGCAATTGCGGCGAGGCTGCCAACCACCTGCACCACGTGGTGCCAAGGTCCAAGACGAAGGCGGGGCGGGAAGACTGCGCCCGAAACGGGGTCCCGCTCTGCTTTAGCTGCCACCGCGGTTGGCACGACAGGACCGTGACAATCCACCACGCGATTCTCACGGATGAGGAGTTCGTCTCGGCCGTCGCCCTTGCGGGCGGCGCCTGGGTTGAGCGCAACTACCCAGACGACGCCGTAGATGCGCTCCACCGACTCGACGAGCTGGTCAACCACCGAGTGATCGATCCCGCGCGCGCGGAGGCCCTTGACGAGAGACTCGAGCGGCTGACGCCGGAACGCGTCGCATTTGAGGCCTACGACGAGCGGGTCAAGGTCACGGGCCGTCGATGGACGACCGAGGACGCGGCGTGAGCCGCCCGAGGATCCGGACCGTGAAGCCAGAGTTCTTCCAGGACGAGAAGGTGGTCGGCCTCCCGATCACCGGACGCTACATCGCGCTCGGCCTCATCACTCTCGCCGACGACCGCGGCCGGCAGCGCTACACGCCACCGTCGATCCTCGGCCACGTCTTCCCGACCGGCGACGTGAAGCTCCCGGCCGTCGAGAGGTTCCTTGAGCAGATCGCCGCCGCCGGGTTCGCTCGAGCGTACGACTCCGGGCCCTTCACCTACCTTTGGCTGCCGAACTTCTGGCGCCATCAGGTCATCAACAAGCCGACGGAATCGGAGCTGCCACCTCACCCCGACGACCGGTACGCCTCCCTGCCGATCAAGGAAGCCATCACGGCGTTTCGCTCGGAGTCCTCCGGGAGTGAGTCCGGGAGTACCTCCGGTAGTTCTCCGAGTACTTCTCCGGTAGACCTCCCACCCTCACGCGCAGGTGCGCGTTCCGTTCCGTTCCTAAGGGAAGAACAGAGAGGGTTGGAACCACCAGAAGCGAGTGACGCGCCCGCTTGCGCGCTCGATCGCGTTTTCGCTGCGTGGCAGACCTCGACCGGCAAGACGAAGGCGATGCTCGACGCGAAGCGCCGGAAGATCATCGGCGCTCGGCTCCGCACCTGGCCCGAGGCGGACCTCGTTGATGCCGTGAGGGGCTGGCGGCACTCGCCGCACAACCGAGGCGAGAACGAACGCGGCGAGGTCTACAACGACATCGAGCTGCTTCTCCGGGACGCCCAGCACATCGAGAAGTTCCGGGATCTTGAGCGCGGCGTCACCCCGAAGAGCAAGCCGATCGGCAGAAAGCAGCTCCGCTCGTCACCGACGACCTTGACGCCGGAGCAGGAGACCAGGCTCGCCCAGCGGGCGACACGACTGGACGCCGAAGAGCGAGGGGCAGCGGCATGAGCATCGACCAAGGAGGAGCCGTGGAGGAGCGGATCTTCGGGTTCACCCCGAGCGAGGCCGAGCGCATTCGGCAGGCCGACGACCGACGCAGGGAGCTCGCCGTGGCCTGCGGCCGACGCCCGACGTTCGTCGGAGTCAGGGATGGAAAGCCGGTGACGTTGAAGCGCTGCCGCACCTGCGGCGAAGCGAAGTTGGTCACCGAGGACGCCTCGAAGTCCGAGTTCTACTTGAACACTCCGTCGAGACCGGACAAGCCGGCGACGTTCAAGCCCGACTGCAAGCGGTGCTACCGGACGGATCCGGGGCTGAGGGCGAGGCGGTACGAGATCGCCTCGAAGTGGCGGAAGAAGAAGCGGGAGGCCGAGCCGGCGTACTTCGCTGAGTACGGGCGGATGGCGTATCACCTCCGCAAGGAGAGGCTTGGCCTCCCGCCGGCGTGGAGGAAGCTCAAGTCGACCGCGTTGATGGCGAACGATCAGCAGGCGAGGGTTCCGACGGCCCCGCTCGTTGCGTTGATCGACCGCCTGGTTGCCGCCCGAGGATCCGAGGAGCACGTCTGCAAGTTGATCGGGATTCCCCAGCGCCGGGTCTTCGCGTGGCGGTCGGGGGAGTCGGCGGTCGCTGATTTCGATGCGGCCGAGCGGGTGCTGTTGCATGCCGGGCTGCGGCCGGACGAGGTTTGGCCGGCCGAGGAGTACCCAGAGGTCGCGGCTCGGCTCGGGTATCTCGAGGGGGTTTCGTGATGGCCTGCCCGGTCTGTCAGCGCGACTACTTGACGATCCCGCTCGGTGACGAGTGCTGCCCCGGCCCAGCCCCCGCTGTCCGCCAGAAGGGCAAGGGCCGCACGCCGGACCACGCGAAGACGCTCGCGGTGTTGGCGCTGAGGGCGCAGAACTTGACGGCTCGGGAGATCGGCGAGCGCCTGAATATGGACCCGCAGGCGGTCTGTTCACGGGTGCAGCGAGCGCGGGAGCGTGGCCTTGAGGTGGCGCCGCGCCGGCGAGGCCCAGCCCCCGGATTCAGGGCGGGGATTTCGCGCGCACCACGAGTTGGGTTGAGTGTCGAGAGGCCGGAGGCAGCGTGACCCAACGACTGGCCATCGTGCCGTTGACTCTGACCGAGGCGAACGCCTACGTCGAGCGCCATCATCGGCACAGCGTCCCAACCGTCGGCCACAAGTTCAGCGTCGGTGCAGCTGTAGGCGAGCGGATCGTCGGCGTGGCGATCACCGGTCGGCCGATCTCTAAGGCCCTGCAAGACGGCTGGACCCTCGAAGTCCTCCGGGTCTGTACCGACGGCGAGCCGAACGCCTGCTCGATGCTTTACGCGACGTGCTGGCGGGCGTGCCGAGCGATGGGCTACCGGAAGGTCATCACCTACACCCGGCAGGACGAGGCTGGCACGAGCCTCATCGCGGCTGGCTGGCGAATCGTTGGCGAGGTCAAGGCGCGCAGTTGGCACACCCCCTCTCGCCCGCGCGTTGATCGTGACGAGCGGCAGGACCGCTTTCGTTGGGAAGTGGCAGCGTGACCCACTTCTGGCGTTGCCGCCGAGTCAAGAACGGCACCCGATGATCGACTTGGCCCGCAAGATCGACCGAGCGCTCTGGCGTCTGCCGCTCTGGGCACGGATGGCATTGATCGCCCCCGTTGGCGTCGTCTGTGCGACCCATGACGCCTACAGCGAAGCGGCGCCCGAGTTCCGCCGCTCTTGGGCGTTCTTCATGGACTACGCGAAGCGAGGCGTCGATGCGCTCTGACATCCGCGAGAGCCCGAACAGCGAGCCGATCTGGATCTCGGGCCGCCCCGCCCCGAAGGGCTCCCGCACCCGAGGGGTCCGCAAGGACGGCCGCCCCTACTCCCGCCCCGCCTCGAAGTTCGAGAAGGACTGGACGAGCACCGTCGCCTGGGAGTGCGCGCGGGCAGCGGCACGGCACCGCGCAAGCCCGCCGTACGCCGTCCGGGTCGAGTTCGTCGTCGCCGAGCCCGCCAAATCGACGCACGGGTTTCCCTGCACCGGAGACATCGACAAGCTCGTCAGAGCAAGCCTCGACGGGATGGTGGACGGCCGTCTGCTGACCGATGACCGGTACGTCACCGAGCTTCATGCGTCGGTCCGGTACGGCTCACCAACGGGGGCGAATGTGTGGGTTTGGTCGGCTTCGCTCACCCCGAGGATGGCGGCGTGACGACGCTAGCCGACGGTGCGGTCATCTCGGAGGACGGGACCTACCGCTACGCCCTGACGCGCGGCGACTGGCTCGGCGGGTGCGGCGCCGTCCTCTTCGTGATGCTCAACCCGTCAACGGCTGACGCCTCGGTTGACGATCCGACGATCCGACGATGCGTTGGCTTCGCGCGAGCCTGGGGCTTCGCTCGCCTCCACGTGGTCAACCTCTACGCGTACCGGGCGACCGATCCGAGGGAACTTCGTGGCGCGGCTGATCCGGTCGGCCCGGAGAACGACGAGTGGATTCGCAGGCTGGCGGAGGACAGCGATGAGGTGGTCGCCGCGTGGGGAGCGGACAAGCAGGCCTCGGCTCCCCGCGTCGCCCGGGTGCTCTCCCTCGTCGCACCTACGCCGGTTTCCTGCCTCAAGTTGACCAAGGCTGGGGCTCCGTGGCATCCGCTCTACGTCAAGGCTGACGCTTCTCGCGTGGCGTTCCCGAGGATGGCGGCGTGAATGTCGGCTCGGTCTGCACGGGGATCGGCGGCATCGACCTTGGCCTTGAGCGAGCCGGGATGCGAGTCGTCTGGCAGTGCGAGCGCGACGCCTTCTGCCGGGGGATCCTTGCCCAGCACTGGCCCGGCGTGCCCTGCTACCCGGACATTCGAGAAGTCTCATCGGGGGGCCTTGGACGAGGCGGACATCTGGACGGAGACGCCGGTCTGCCCGACGTTGAATGGTCACGAGTTCCACTCGCAGGCGCGGACTCCGGTTCTCGCGTTCAACTGGCACGCGGACTCGCGGAGCCGGAGCCTCCCGACCGGCGACAAGTCTCCAACGGTGGAGGCGATCAAGCCGCCTGCGGTGTTGATCTCCTCTGTGGAGGCACGCCCTGTCAGGGACTCAGCGTCGCTGGCCAGCGACGAGGACTCGCCGACGACCGATCCGTCCTGTTCTTCGAGTTCGCCCGCATTGCCGACGAGCTTGTTCGACCTGGAGGATGGCTCCTCTTTGAGAATGTCCCCGGCCTGCTCAGTTCCGCCGGTGGCCGAGATTTCGCAGTCGTTCTGCGGACGCTGGGCGACGTCGGGTTTCACGACCTCGCCTGGCGAGTGCTGGACAGCCGTTACTTCGGAGTCCCCCAACGTCGGCGCCGTGTCTTCATCGTTGCCCGACGTGCTTCTGGAGACGGTGCCCGACAGGTTCTTCTTGAGCCCGAGAGCAGCGGCCGGGATCCTGCGGCGGGCCGAGAAGCGGGGCAGAGAGTTGCCGCAAGCCTTAGCCGAGGCTCTAGCGGACCTGGCGTCAGCGCACCCGGGCGACGGCAGGAGGACGACGAGAATCTCATCGCCCACACCCTCAGAGCTGAGGGCTTCGACGCCAGTGAAGACGGAACCGGCCGGGGAACCCCGCTCACGCTCCGCGTCAGCGGCCACGGCGGCTCCAACGGACGTGGAGTCCACCGCCACGGCGACGCCCCAACCCTTGATCGAGACGGTTCGGTCGGCGTCCTCTGTCCGCCGCCTTACCCCGACGGAATGCGAGCGTCTTCAGGGCTTCCCCGACGGGTGGACGATCCCAAGCCCGACGGCCCCCGCTACGCAGCCTGCGGCAACGCGGTCACGGTCCCTGTCGCCGAGTGGATCGGACGCCGCGTGATGGCTTACGAGTCCTCCCTCGACAAGACGAGTACAGCATGAGCGCTCACTGGAAGCCGCTCAACTCGCTCGAGATCAAGCTAGCCGAGGCTGCCGTCATCAAGCTGATGCGCGCCCGGTTCCCCGGCCGGCCGGTCACCGTCCGCCACGCGAACCAAGCCAACCCGGTCCTCAAGCCGTCCACGCCCGGGCGCCACAACGATTCGTCGCGTGGCTCGCCATGAGCGCCCAACCGGTCAACGCCTTGACTCTCGCGGAGGCCGCGCGGATCATGCGCGAGGCTCTTCGCCGCCACAGCTTCCTCTGGATGTACGCGATCCAGGCCGGCGAAGACGGCCCGATCAAGCTCGGGGTCACGAGAAAGCCCTCCGACCGGCTGGCGACGCTCCAGGTCGGCAACGCGGCCGAGCTCCGCGGTCTCGCGGCGTGGCGAATCCTGCCGCTCGAGGAGAAGCAGATCCACGACGAGTACGCCTACGCCCGCATCCGCGGCGAATGGTTCAGGCCCGTGCCCGAGCTCGTCGAGTTCGTCCTGCTCGCCGGGCGAGAGTTCGAGGACTGGGCATGAGCGCCTTGACCGCGGCCCAGCTCGCCCCGATGATCCGGGACCTGATGAAAGACCAGTCCTACCGGGCCACCCCGCTCGGGACGATGGTCGCCCGGTACATCCGGTGGCTGCGCAACGAGTACGGCGCCACGCCGGCGACCGTCCGCGACTACGAGGCGATCCTCGCCCGGATGAGCCTCACCCTCGCCGACAAGCAGCTCATCGAGGTATCCGTCGAAGACCTCCGCGACGTCATAGACCTCTGGAGTCTCCAGACCGCTCGCACCCGCCAGAAGGTCACGAGCGTCATCCGCTCGTTCTGGGGCTGGTGCGAGGAACAGGGCCACATCGCCATCAGTCCCGCCTCGAGGATCCGCCGGCCCCGAGCTGAGCGGCGTGTCGCCCGTGTGCTCCCGTTGGACGCCCGGCCGCGGCTCCTGACCGTCGCGAAGCACCCGCGCGACCGACTCGGCCTGTTCTGCCTCCTCGTCCTTGGACTGCGGCGCGCCGAGCTCGCGACGATCCAGGTCCGCGACTTCGACGCTCAACGCGGCAGCCTCCGCGTGTTCGGCAAGGGCCAGAAGGAACGGACGATGCCGCTCCGCGGCCCGATCCTCGCCGAGCTCCGGCTCCTCCTCATCACCGACCTTCCCCATCTCGGCCGGCTGCCGGAGGCCGACGACTACCTCCTCTACCCGATCAAGAAGCTCGCGGACGGCAAGGGCAGCGAGGGCCAGATCGTCTGGTCGCACCACGCGTACCCGAAGACCCAGCCGTCGCCGCAGTCCGTTCATCGCTGGTGGTATCGCCAGGCGCAGGCCGCCGGCCTCGTCGGGCCGGGCGTCACGAGCGGCCTCAACATGCATCAGGCGCGCCACACGTTCGCGCTCGAGCTTCGCCGCGTCGCCGGCATTGACGCCGCCTCGCACGCTCTCGGCCATGCCGATCTGAGCACGACGCTCGGGATCTACGGCCACTGGGCGGACAGCGATCTTGAGGGCGCGATGGAGTCGTACGCCGACTGGATCGCTGCTCAGGGAGGGGACGACTGATGCTCTACGTCTATTTCATCCAGGCTGGCGAGCGTGGCCCGATCAAGATCGGCATCACCCAAGAGCCCGAGGCCCGCCGCGACGAGCTTCAGATCGGCAGCCCGGTCGACCTTGTTCTTCTGGCAGCCCACCCCGGAACACCGGCGCTCGAACGTGCTCTGCATCGGCGGTTCACTGAGGGGAATCTCCGGGGCGAGTGGTTCCGACCCGATACCCCGGGACTCGCTGAAGAGATCCAGCGCGCGGTCCACCTAGAAGCTCTCGCGCTCGACGCTTGCCGCGGTTGCTGCCGAGAGTGCGGGCGGCCGATCGTGCCGCCACGAACCAGGCTATGCGGCGTTGACTGCGAGCGCGAGCAGAAGCGGGCGCGCTCCGCCGCGTGGCGCACGGCAAAGCGCACTAAATCGGTGCGGTTCGATGTTCCTACCGAAGAAGGCGAATCCGACCAATGAATCCGGGCGTTTTATGGAGACGGTGGGAATCGAACCCACGAAAGGTTCCCCTCGTCGGATCACCGTCGTTCGTAGCCTCTGACTTCGCCGACGTACAGGCGGCGAGATGAGCTACGCCGCGTTCCTCGAGCGGAAGGCCCAAGTCGACGGCGACCACGGCTTCGAGCCGCTCTGGCTGCCGGGCTTCCTCTTCCCGTTCCAGCGCGGCATGGTCGAGTGGGCGACACGGAAGGGCCGCGCCGCTCTGTTCGAGGACTGCGGGCTGGGGAAGACGCCGCAGCAGCTGGTCTGGGCGGAGAACGTGCGGCGCAAGACGGGGCGACCGGTGCTGATCGTTGCTCCCCTGGCGGTGACGTGGCAGACGCTCGGCGAGGCCGAGAAGTTCGGCATCGACGCCGCGGTGTCCCGCGACGGCCGGATTACCGCCGGCGTCACGATCACCAACTACGACCGGCTGCACCACTTCGACCCGGCCGACGTGGCGGGCGTCGTCGCCGACGAGTCCTCGGCGATCAAGGCATTCGACTCGGAGCGCCGGGCGCTCGTCACTGACTTTCTGCGGAAGCTGCCCTACCGGCTGCTCTGCACTGCGACGGCGGCACCGAACGACTACATCGAGCTCGGGACCTCGAGCGAGGCCCTCGGCTATCTCGGCTATCAGGACATGCTCGGCCGGTTCTTCGTCAAGGATCAGCGCACCGTCAGGGCTTGGTCGGCGGAGTGGCGCTTCAAGGGGCATGCGCAGGACGCGTTCTGGCGGTGGGTGGCGTCGTGGGCGCGAGCGATGCGCAAGCCGTCGGACCTCGGCTTCAGCGACGACGGCTTCGAGCTTCCCCCCCTTGAGTACCGCCAGCATGTCGTGGCTGCCCGTCAGGCGCCCGGCGATCGGCTCTTCGATGTGCCCGCCAACGGCTTGCGGGAGGAGCGTGAGGAGCTTCGCCGGACGCTGACTGAGCGATGCGAGGCCGCGGCCGCGCTGCTCGAGCGCTCGCCGTCGGCGGTCGCGTGGTGCCAGCTGAACGCGGAGGGCGACCTGCTCACGCACCTGATCGACGGGGCAGTGCAGGTGACCGGCAGCGACAGCCCCGAGAAGAAGGAGGAGGCCCTATTGGCGTTCAGTCGCGGAGAGATCCGCGTCCTGGTGACCAAGCCGCTGATCGGCGGGTGGGGCATGAACTGGCAGCACTGCGCCCACATGACGATCTTCCCGTCGCACAGCTACGAGCAGTTCTACCAGCCGGTCCGCCGATGCTGGCGGTTCGGCCAGACCCGCCCGGTGATCGTGGACCTCATCACCGGGGAGGGTGGCCGCAAGGCGCTTGCCAGCCTGCAACGCAAGGCGGGGCAGTCCGACCGGATGCATTCGGCGCTGGTCGCGCACATGGCGGCCGCCCAGGCCGTCGACCGTTCCGAGACCTACGACCAGACCGTGAGGGTGCCCGCGTGGATGTCCTAGCCCAGCAGATCACCGACGACTACGCGATCTACAACGGCGACTGCATGGAGGTCATGCCGACGCTGCCGGCCGGCTCGATTCACTTGTCGGTCTACTCGCCGCCGTTCGCCGGCCTCTTCCACTATTCCTCGAGCGAGCGGGACCTGTCGAACTGCTCGAGCTACGACGAGTTCTTCGAGCACTACGGCTTCATCGTCGGGGAGATCGCCCGGCTGACGACGCCCGGCCGGATCAGTGCTGTGCATTGCATGGACGTGCCGACCGGCAACTCCGGCGGCGACGCTCTCCGGGACTTCCCGGGCGACATCATCCGCCTGCACGCCCGCCATGGCTTCGACTACATGGCGCGCTACCACGTCTGGAAGGAGCCCCTCGGCGTTCGCAACCGCACGATGAAGAAGGACCTGGCGCATCGCACGGTCGTGGAGGACTCCTCTCGGTGCGGCGTCGCGTCGGCCGACTACCTCCTCGTCTTCCGCCGCCGCGGCGAGAACCCTGTCCCGATCGCTCACCCGACGGGGCTGCTCGAGTACGCCGGCGAGCGGCGCGTCCCGGACGAGCTTCACCGCTACCGCGGCTGGGAGGGCAAGCAGACCGAGAACCGCTACTCCCATTGGATCTGGCGCCAGTACGCCTCAGCGTTCTGGGATGACGTGCGGATCGACCGCGTGCTGCCGTTCCGGCAGGCGCGCGACGACGAGGACGAGAAGCACATCCATCCGCTGCAACTCGACGTGATCGACCGGGTGCTCGTGCTCTGGTCGAACCCGGGCGAGACCGTTCTTACCCCGTTCATGGGCGTCGGCTCAGAGGTCTACAGCGCCGTCCGTGGCGGCCGCCGTGCGATCGGCGTCGAGCTGAAGCCGTCCTACTACCGCCAGGCCGTGAAGAACGTGGCGGCCGCTGTGCTCGACCCTGCGGGCGACCAGCTTCGGATCGGCTCTGCCGCATGACCCAAGGAGAGGTATCCCCCCCAACGAGCGAAGACGAGAAGGAGCCGGCGATGATTCTGCTCGACCAGCCTGAGGACGAGCTGTGCGAGGGCCGCGGTTGGGTCGAGACCTCGGTCGGCGAGGACGAGGCCCGCGATCTGCTTGCCCCTTACTGCTTCGACGAGGACGACAAGAACCCGTGGCGGCCGGACGTTGGGCCGGCGACTCGAGTCTGGCTGAAGCCCGAGAACCCGGGGCCGGATGAGGGCTTGTGGCATCCCGCTGAGCCGGGGGAGCCGGGCGCTGTCGAGTTCTGGGAGATCCCCGCCTCATGACCCCCGATCCCGTTAGAGCCGGTGACGACCGGGGCCGGCCGCGTCTGGTCAAGCTGGTCAGGGATTGTATCGGTGAGTTCGTGGGCGACTCGACGGTGAGCTACGCGCCGATCCCAGACCGTGCGGAGGGTATCGCGGCGCTGCGGCTCAAACTCGTTGAGGAGGCCGTCGAGTACCTGCGTGATCCCTGCGTCGGCGAGCTGGCGGACGTGCTGGCCGTGGTCCAGGCGCTCGCGTCCAAGGATCTTGGGTGCGGGTGGCTGGAGCTCAATGACGAGGCCGAGTCCAAGACCGACGAGCGCGGCGGTTTCACCGATCTCGTCGGCATGTACGTCCAGACGACTACCCCCAACCGACATGAGGCTCACCGATGACTCCTCAAGAGAGAGCCGGTGACGTAGCCCAGCAGCAGCGGGCTCAAGCGACAACGACGAAAAGAGGCGACATGGCTGGACTGGACTTTTCCGACCAGACCCCGCAGCAAAACGCTAAGACGGTCGAGCAGATGGTGGGAGTCCTGCTGATTCAGGGCGCGGGACATCTGGAGATGTTGCGCAGGGCGAAGGCTGCGTATGAAGCCGGCGACGATGCCCGATTGCGCTCGGTCTTCTCGATGGTGGACTCACCTGGCAGTGAGTCGGGTGGTGGCTTCGCGAATCTGCGGATGCTGGTGTACGAATGCCTTGATCGCTCGGGCGGGGAGCCGACGAGCTATGGGTAGGTCGCGCTGATGACTCCTTCTACCCCCCAGGAGCACAGCGGTATCGCGCACGAACTCGCCCGCCTGCGCTATACGCTCAGCGCCCGCCTGTCGGTGATCGCCCGTTTCCGCTGGCTGTTCTGGCGTCACGTCGCCCGCTACGAGCTGGAAATGTGCCACGACTGCGGCCGGCGCGTCGGACCCGATCCGTTCTCGTGGTGGCACGCACCGGACGACCTCTGGACGGCCGTCCAAGCCAATACGTTCGGGGTGCTCTGCCCGGCGTGCTTCACGCGCCTGGCGGCGGCGTATGGGCTGACGGTCTGGTGGCAGCCGGTTATCGACGGTGAGGTCCGGCCATGAGTGCCCCCGAGGACCCACGGGAACTCGACCCGGAGACGATGAGGACTGCGGTCCACGGCGCCTCAGCGGAGCTCGGCCGGCGTGGCTACATCTTCCGCCGGGACGACGATATCCCGGCCGCCCTCGAAGCATCCGGTCTCCCAGCTCAGCTCTCTTCTATGGAGGAGCGAGCGAAGGCCGCAGAAGCCAAAGTCGAGTGCTTAGCTCGCGAGCTGGGCGCCCGTGAGGCTTCGGAGTGGCCGGGTGTCGTGGAGGGATGGAAGCGCCGCGCGATCGCCGCGGAGGCTGAGCGTGACGGTATGGAGGAGCGAGCGAAGAAGGCTGAGGCTGACCGGGATTCGTTCATCCGTGAGATGGCCACGATCCTCGGACCGGGCAAGACCCCGAGCGGGGTGGGTCGGATCGAGTGGTGGATCGGCCGCGTCGGCGGAGCGCTGACCGAGCTCGAGGCCGCGCGTGACGCTGCTCTCACCGACCTCGTCGCATCCGAGGAGCGCGTAGAGGAGCTTGAGCGTCACGCAGGGATCGGCAAACGCCACTTCGATGATCTGGCTGAGGAGCGTGACGCTGCTCTCACCCGAGCACAGGAAGCGGAAGCTGAGCTGGACGAGTTGCGCCAAAAGGTGCAGAGGGCAGTCGCCCGTGCCTACGACGAGGGGCTCAACGACGGCCGGGAACAGGTACAATGTAACCACGAAAAGCGCCCCCGCACCGTTGACGCGGCCGGGGGCATGGCACGAGAGATTGGAGCTCCCATGCAAGACGATCCTACCCGGGTCGACAGCCTGATTCTGCGCAACGTGATTCTGCGCATCTACGATCCGATCGAATGCGACGAGCAGGGCGTCCCGCTCGACTGGGAGCGGTGCCGGGCGTGTGGGGGTGAGCTACGGATCCGCGCGGTCTGCTCTGTCTGCGCTGGCGCCGGTTCCCTGAAGGCGGCGGCGCTTGCCGAGGCGGTCGAAGGACCAAAGAGCGGCAAGTGGCACGTAAACACGGTGACAGGCGAGAGGTTCTACGCCTATACCGAGCCGATTCGGCCGAATCCCGAGCTGTGCTGCAAGGACTGCGACCAGCAGCACTCCCTCGTGCGCGCCCTCGGCTGGCCGCACGACCTCCGCCCCGAGAAGCTGGCGGTCCTCTGCCTTCGATGCTTCGCCGAGAGGACTCTCGCCCACCCGACGGGAGGGAGTTCATGAAAGAGCAACCGAAGTGGAGGAAACTGAGTGCCACGCAGATTGAGGCGCTCCGGGTGGTCCAAGTGGGCGGCGTGTTCTACTGCCCCGGCACCCGAGGCCAATGGGGCCGGTTCTTTGGCTCACGGAGCGACACCTGCGACATCCTCCGTGATCGTGGACTGATTGAAGCGCCCCCGGGGATGGGGATGGCCTCGGACACCGCTTGCGTTCCCGTGAGCCTGACCGAGGCTGGCCGGCAGGCGCTCGCCGACAACCCGGCAGGCCCATGATCGACTTGGCCCACAAGATCGACCGAGCCCTCGGGCGTCTGCCGCTCTGGGCGCGGATGGCATTGCTCGCCCCCGTCGGCATCGTCTGTGCCGTCCACGACGCCTACATCGAAGCGGCGCCCGAGTTTCGCCAGTCCTGGGCGTTCTTCATGGACTACGCGAGGAGGGGTGCCGATGCACTCTGAAATCGCCCCCGAGATTATCGACGCTGTCGCCCGTTCCCTTTGCACCTCGCCCTGGGAGAAAGTCGGCAGCGTAATACAAGACATGTACCGGGCGGACGCCGCGAGAGCGCTGGAAGCCGCGTACCTTGCCGGCCTCGCAGAGCGCGCAGCAAGGGCCGAGAACCGGGCGAGCGCGAGTGAGGCCCTGGTGAATGGCCTTCTGGGCCAACTCCGAGAGGCTGACGCTCTGTCCGTCCGGTTACAGGAGGCCGAGGAGATCATCGGAGAACTTGGTAGTTCGCTCGGCGCATACTCAACGGCTCCGCTGACTCTCGAACGCCTGGATCGTGCCCGGCGGTTCCTCTCGTCCCCCAAGCCGGAGGACTGATGACCGAGACCCCGCCGCACGCGTACACCCCGCACCCCGACCGCCACGGCTGCTCTCTCTGCCCGTACTCGCCGCATCACTCGGTTCATACCGATGGCGACATGCAGGCAGCAGCGAGACCCCCAGAGGACAAGCTGTTCTACGGGAAGCCCGATGCGCCGCACATTGGCCGGAGGGGAAGCGACCCGGGCCGGTCGTTCCCGCAACGCCTCCGTGGGGATGAGGCAGCGTGACGTCCTCCCAGGATCTCCGGGCGTTCGCTCGCAAGTATGGCCCGCTTTTCGTGCCGCGACCCAAGCGCGCGCTTGTGCCTCCTGATCCGCAGCTACGGATGGACCTTGACCAACCCGACGAGAGGAAGCAATGAACACGAGAACGTCTAGGCAATCGACACCGATCCACGCCGAGGGGGACGGCGTCACCCTTCTCCACCTGTACCCGACGGGTGCGCAACTCGGCGCAAAGGCTCGCTGCGGGTTCGTCAAGCGTACTCCGCGCGGCTCGTGGCGTTCGGCTCGTGCGCTCGATAACTGCGTGGTCTGTCAAGACCTCAACGACGGCCACCCCACGCGGAGGGTTTGACTCATGGATCTATCGAAGCCCGGACCCCTGTACGACGTGCTCCGCGACAAGCTCGGAATCGACGACACGCTCAACCACGTTCACGACCGGCTGGCGAAGTGCGAGGGGGCGATCGGCAGCCAAGTGGTCGTCGTCGGTCGCATCGAGAACGGCCTCGCAGATCTCGAGGACACCGTCGAAGGCCTCGAGCGTCGCACCAACTCAGCGGGCCTCGAAGACCGCCTCAAAGCCATTGAGGATCGCTTGACCCTTCTGGCGAAGGTGAAGGCCCGCCCGGTCAAGCCCGTGGCGTCTTCTCGTGCGAAGCCGGCAGCGAAGGGGGCGAAGGGATCGTGACGGGTTCGGGTCAAAGTTACACCCGCGCCGCGGCTACCGGCAGGCAGGCACGCACCCTGTTGATCGAACTCACCCACCAGCTTCCGGAGGGGACGCGTAGCGACGTGATCAGGCTGTGGGGCGAGGTCGACGCCGCGTTGCTCAGGTTCCTGCGTCTGCTCGACGAGGAGGAGCACGATCGCCCGTCTGGCTGAGCTTCACGGCGGCCCGTTCGTCTACTTCATCCAAGAGCCGGAGGAGGACGGGCTGGTCAAGATCGGGTGGGCGGCGAACCCGCTCAAGCGACTCTGCACGCTCCAGACGGGCAACCCTCGCCCGCTGACCCTTCGCCGGGCGATCGTCGGCGACCCCTCGACCGAGCGCTACCTGCATCGGTGGTGGATCGCCGCGGCCGACGCCGGGGAGTGGTTCGGCTGGGGCTACCAGGCGGCGATCCTCGCGACAGCCGCCGAGATCACCGAGAGGCAGCTCGCCCGGCCGCCCGGGACGTACCGGCCTGAGCTGACGGCGGACATCGTTGATGACGTGCTACGCGGGAGGCCCGCATGATTTTCACTCCCGCTCAGGTTCACCAGATCCTCGCCCGCAAGAAAACCCAGATGCGACTGCCCGTCGGCTCCGGCAACTGTCGCTACAAGGCGCAGCGCAGCTATCCCGTTTGGAAGAAGCCCGCAAGGGAGCGGGCGCTCGGGGACGAGCCGGTACTCAAGGTCATCGTGGTCTCGATCCACGACGAGCCGCTCGGGTCGATCTCTTTCGAGGACGCTCGAGCCGAGGGGTTCAAGACGCGGGACGAGTTCTGGGAGGCGTGGGCGGAGCGGTACGGCTCCGTGGATCGCGGACGGCTCGTCTGGGTCTTGCGATTCAAGATCCTCGAGGACGAGCCGGTCTTCCTTGCCGCGCAGCCCGGGAGCATCCTCAGCGACTACACGACGAGCCATTTTCACGCAACGCGCGGGGAGGACGAGCCGGTCTTTCGTGCCGACCAGGAGCGGATCACCGCCGAGGCTCGCCAACGTTACGACGAGCTCCACGCCGACGACCGCCGGCGTCAGGACGCGAAGCGCATCGCCCGTCAGGCGCAACTCGCCGTCATGCAGGGCACGATCACCGCCGAGGAGTTCGACGCGATCCTTCGCAGCAAGCAGATCAAGGCCGCGTAGCCGTCGTCTGATACCCTGCGCGCAGGTCGCCCTGATTGTCGGCAAGCGGGAGCCGGCAAGGCAATGATGACCTCCGTAGCCCTTTGACGTACCCGCCCGGGAGTTCCCCTCTTCATGGACACGGACAAGCCTCAGACGGCGCGTCTGCGCGTCGTCACCCGCGATCCCAAGTCGACCCTAGCCCGTCGAGTGGACCGCGGAATCCGCAAGGGTCGGCAGCCATGGCAGAGCAAGCGTCCCATCCGTCGCTCTCGCGACGACCTCGCCGCCTGATGGCCGCTTCAATCGTCAGGATCAAGCTGGACGGCCTCGCGCCGGTCAAGGCCCGCCTACGAGCCGGGATGGCGCTCGCCCGTGAGGTCGACCGCTCACTCTGCATCATGGACGAGAACGCGTCGCGTGAAGTGCTCGCCGACGCGCTCCGCGACTTCCGCGCCGTCGTGGGCGAGTGGCGCCCCGACGACGAAGCCTGAGTCTGTCGGCCGAGTCCTCATGGACAAGGCCATCGCCCAGGGTTTCGCTCTCGCGCAGGCCCGTGGCTTGATCGTCCTGAGCCCGGAGTTAGCGGAGACGATCCGTTTGGCGACCACGGATGACCCTGGTTTCGCTCGCCGGCTTGCCCTAATCCTGAGCCGTTTCGACCTCTGAGAGGGGGCGCCTCATGTCGTGGGATGCCTCGTCTGACAACGCAACGAGCCTGATCGTCGCTGCCCCGTCGCCCGCCTTGAGCGGTCTGACGGTGACGGTGACGACGGGTGACGGGGCCTCGTTCCCCGCCGCCCCGTTCTGGGTGGCTGTTCATGCCGAGACGATCTGGCCGACGCGCGTGACCCGCGAGCTGGTCCGGGTCGGGTCGGTGAGCGGGGATGTTCTTACGTTCGTGACGGGCTCGCGTGGCTCTCTCGGGTCGACGGCCCGGACGATCGTCGTGGGGGATCGGATCTCGAGGGCGTTCACGTCGGCGGAGTTGCAGGCGATCCAAGCCCAGATCGACGCGAACACGACGGCGATCACGGCTGAGGCCACGGCGCGCGGAACGGCGGTCACCGCTGAGGCGACAACCAGGGCGAGCGCGGACACGGCGCTGAGCACGTCAATCGCGAGCGAGGCGACGACGGCGCGGGCAGCGGAGGGCGCGAACGCCACGGCGATCGCCACCAAGGCCACCGACTCGGCCGTGGTTCACAACACGGGCACCGAGACGGTGGCGGGCGTCAAGACGTTCTCCTCATCGCCGGTCGTGCCGACGCCGACCACCAGCGGTCAGGCGGCCACCAAGGGCTACGCGGACACGCTCATCGGTGCCTCGGTGGTCAGCAGGACTCTCGCGGTCGGTGGCTCAGTCTCCGGCGCAACGCCTCTGGACTTGAGCAAGGACCAGATCAAGCAGTTCGTGCTCGCCGGCAATGCCGTGATCAGCGCCTCAACGGTCGCGGCGACGGGGGCGCAGCTCGTTCTTCTCGCTGATCAGCCGGCATCGGGTGGCCCGTTCACGTTGGGGATCTCGGATGGCACGACGACGACCCCGGTGACGGACTCGGGTTGGACGGCGGGGCAGCGGATGATCGTGCTGGTTGTCTGGTCGAGCGTGAGCACGTTCACGGCGGTGGTGCTCAACGTGGTCGCTGCGCCGGTCGCGCCGGCCGCGCCGGTCAACTTGACCGCCCCGGCTGTCGCGGGGTCCACGCCATCGGGGTCGACGTTGACGGTCACGCCCGGCACCTACTCGGGGTCGCCGTCGCCGACGCTCTCCTACGTGTGGAAGAGCGACGGCACGACCATTCCTGGGGAGACGGCGACCACCTACGTGACGGAGGTGGAGGACGTTACGCACGTCATTACGGTGGCCGAGACGGCCACGAACGCCTCCGGGTCCGCGTCGGCGACGTCGAACGGGATCACGGTGACGACCGCCGCGTTCAGCCCGGCGAGCATCTCTGGGTTGAAGGTGTGGCTGAAGGCTGACGCTCTCGCGGGCCCACCGGCGGACGGGGCGGCTGTCGCTACGTGGACGGACTCCTCGGGTGGCGCCCATAACGCGACGCAGGCGAGCGCCCCGAGCCAGCCGGTGTTCAAGACGGGCATCTTCAACGGCAAGCCGGTCCTGCGGTTCCCGTCGACGCACCTGATGAGCCTCGGTGACCTGTCCGCCCTGATCCCGACGGCGGCGACGCTGTTCGTGGTCTACGCCTCAACCGAGGACGCCGGGTTCTGCTTGTACTCGTCGCATGGCGATGGTGGCCCCGCGATCTACTGGCGGTATGGTGGCGCGGGCCCCGCGTATATGGGTCCGTTTCGCTCCGCCCGAATCAGCGGCTACCCGGCGGCCGGCGCGCCGGCGGACGGGGCGGCGCACATCATCACGGTCCGGTCGGGCACCGACTACACCGTGTTCACCGACGGGGTGGGCACGCCCTACGGTGGGGCGCATACCCATTCGCCGGGTACCGATCACAACGTGTCGTCCGATGGCGCGGGCCCCCCGGACTTCATTGGCGACATCGCTGAGGTCCTGGTGTACGACACGGCGCTGTCGACGGGGAACCGCACGAGCGTCGAGGGGTATCTGCGGACGAAGTACGCCACGCCGTGAGCGGCGCCGTAGCGTTGCGGTCGAGCACCCTGCCGCTTCTGGCGTGGGCGCCGACCGCCAAGCCGGTCCTGGAGCAGGACACGACGTACCTCCTGGATCTGGATGTGGAGGAGCGCCTGACGACGCTCTCGCTGGGCAGGCTGATCGGCGCGAACGAGATTGGCGGCACGACCGCGGACCTCCCGTATTTCCTGGGCGGCTCGAAGGTGCTCCGGGTCCCCGGAAAGTACCGGGATGGCCTGAAGTGCCAGGGCGACGTGAACTACGGCTACCTGTGCAAGCCGGGGAGCGGCCTGTGGGCCCCCGACCAGGGCACCCTCGGCCTGAACGTGGCGTCCGATGTGGCGTGGGGGTCGCTGTCAGGGTGGCAGACGGCGTTTCAGATCCTTTGCGACTCCCGCCAGTACCTGCAGGTGCAGGTGGGTCCTCTCGGCGTGAGGCTGACCTACCGCCACCAGCAGGCGTCGAGCGGGGAGGTCAATCAGATCACGAACTTTGCTCACTCCGCGTCGGCTGGGACGTTCGTCAATCTCGCGGTGTCGATGGCGTCCTCGGTGTTGACGCTGTACGTCGACGGGTCGAGCACCGGCACCCTTACGGGCTGCACTCCCCCCGTGTCGTGGGGCGATAGTTGGCAGAGCGGGCAGGGTGTCGCGGTCAGCGTCGGTTCCCCGAACCTCACGGTCTCCGATCTCGTGATGTACCGGCTGGCCCGCACCCCGGGTGTGGTGCCCGGCCCATGACCGGCGCTGTCGCACTCCGGCGAGCAGGCGGGATCCGCTCGAGCACGATCACCGTCGGCGGAACCCCGACCGGGAAGACCATCAATCAGCGTCTCCTCGGTGGGCTGTTCGGGTTCGCTGATCAGGGCGACATTCCGGCTGGCGTGGTCGCGGCGGGCACCCCGAACGTGCATCGCATCGACGGCGCGATCAACTACACGCCGATCAAGGCGGGCGCGGTCGACGGGACGCATCCGACGCTCGGTCACTCCGGCTCCTACTCCTACAAGTGGGCGACGATCGACGCGGAGATCGACGCGGCGGCCACCGAGGGCGCCCAGCTTTACGTCAGCCTCGACTACTGCCCGCAGCTTCTCGGTGGCGGCCTGCCCCCTTCGACGGTCGCCCCGTTCGGCACCGGCTGGTACGTCGGCCCTGGTGCGGAGGTGCCGAGCAACAGTGCGAGCTTCGCCACGATGTGCGCCGACCTCGTTTACCACTGCGTGGTGGAGAAGGGCGCCACGATCCCGTACTGGGGGTTGTGGAACGAGCCGGACGGCGGGTTTTGGGCGGGCACCCCAGCCCAGTATTTCGCGCTGTTCGCGGCAGTATCCTCAGCAGTCAAGGCGCTGGGGTTGGGGGTAAAGATCGGCGGCCCGGAGCTGGCGGCCCTCGACCAGGGCACCCAGACAACCTGGCTGACGCCGTTCTTGACGTACTGCAAAGCCAACGCGGTCGCTCTGGACTTCATCTCGTTTCACGCGTATGAGGGGACCGGCTGGAGCATCCGTCGGGCGTACGCGCTGCTTCAGGGGTCGATCACCGCTGCGGGATGGCTGACGGCACTGGAGTTGATCGTGGGGGAGTGGGCGCCAACCGCGATCTCGAACATCCTGGGCTTCGGGTCCGCCAAGCCATTCGGGGCGGCCGGCTCAACCGAGGTGCTTCAGATCAACGATGCGGGCGCGGCGTTGACCGCGATCATGCTGATGGAGATGCAGGCCCTCGGGTGCGCCCGCGGCATCTACTTCTCCTCGAAGCTGGAGCTCCCCACCGATCAGCCGAACTCGGGTCTCGTGGCATCCACGGGGTTCTGGGCGCCAGGCAACGCGTACCGCCTCTGGGCGAAGCTTCTCGCCGGCAACGTCCTCCCCACCACCCTGGACGCCGATCCTGGGATGCATGCCCTGGCGTGCTCAACCACGAGCGACCTGACGGGCACGATCCGGGTTCTGATCGCCAATCATCACTACAGCCGGGCGCAAACCTACCCAACCACGGTCGCTCTCGCGGTCGCCGACGGTCGAGCATCGACGCTCTGGGTGATCGACCAGGCGCACTCCAACCAGTTCGACGCCGGCCTCTCGCACGCGGGACTGGAGACCGTGCCGTGCGCGGGCACAAGCGCCGGCAGGGTGATCCTGCCGCCTCTGGCTGCCCGGTCGGTCTGCCTGCTCGAGATCGCGTAACCGGAGGACTGAATGCTCCTAGGCACGATGCTCAGCCAGTACGCCCAGCCCACGGGAACAGCCCCCAGCGGCATCGTGGGCCAGATCGTCAGCCTCTACCCAAGACAGAACGACGGCATCCTCGCATTCGAGCCGGGGAACGACATCCCATTGGCTGTAGCGGTCACCGTTGGAGGTACCCCCACCGACCCACCAGCCCTGACCCTGAAGCTCGACGACCCAACCGGGGCACGCACCACCCAAACCTACCCCGGCTCGATCACCCACGACGGGACAGGCCTCCTCCACTACGACCTACAAGGCGCCTCGGGCACCTGGATCGTGGAGTGGGACTGCCCTGCCCTTGAGTGCGGCACGGGACCCATCGAGTTCGTGATCCTGCCCGCGATCCCGTGAAACCCAGCCGTGTGGCGATGACCCCCAAGACCGCCCGCCCAGACGCAATCCCCTTGATCCCGATGGTCAAGACCGCCGCGGTCACCAAGAATCGCATTGGCTACACCGTCCACTACAAGCACGGCATCGCCCTCATGGAGCGCGGCCATTCCCGCCACCTCACGCTACGACTGGCAGAGCGAGCAGCCCGCCGCTTCACCAGACTCGAGCCAGCACCCGCCGTCGTGAGCCGCTTCAGCAACGACCTCTGAGCGCCGGCCTCGCACCACCCCGCCGCGCACGGCACACGGTCGCTCACGACGCCCTGGGTGCAAGGGCGAGGGCATGGCGCCGGTCGAAAAGTCTGATCGAACCGCCTACGTGACCGGCAGGTTTTGCTTTCCCCCCATTCGTTCCGGAAGGCCGAAAGGTTGGGTAGAATGCCCGAGAAAGAGGCCCCGCGGGCGCTATCGGGCGGCAAGGGGCGTGAGGGTGCCAAAGAAGTGTCGAGACTGCGATGCTCTGACCCCCAGCCCGCGTCATTGGTATTGCGCTCTATGCGGAGCGCGTAGGCGCGCACTTCATCATCGGGGGCGGCTTTCGCCGCAGGCGACCTCAAAGCAGCGCGGGTACGGCGGCGCGCACCAGAAGCTGCGCAAGCAGCTCGCGAAGGTTGTGGCGGCCGGGTTGGCTCGGTGTTGGCGGTGTGGTCGGGCGATTGGTCCGGACGAGCCGTGGGATCTTGGTCACGACGACCGGGACCGGAGCGTCTACCGGGGGATTGAGTGCCGGAGGTGCAACCGGGCTACGTCTGGTCGTAGGCGACGGGTTCGCCGTCAGTCTCAGAAGTGGTAGCGCATGGGTGCTACAATGCACTACATGGCGAAGCCGGTCAGCTTCAGGTGGGATGAGGAGTTCGTCGCCCGGCTGGACGAGGCCCGAGGAGACGTTCCGCGGTCGGCGTTCGTCAGGCGAGCGATTGAGCAAGCCCTGGCGCCCGAGGTCGAGAGCCATGCCGATCTGCGGGCCCGGATCGGTCAGTCGGCGCGACTGATCGTTGGCAACGGGAGCCCGAAGGTGGTCACCGGGCGTCTCGGCAAGGGCCCCGTCCAGCCACGACCGAAGAAGGGCAAATGAGCGTCTGCCCGGAATGCGGAACGACGTCGTACACGCACGAGCTCGGGTGCGTCGAGCTTGCCCGGATCCAGCGCGAGCAGCTACGCGAGTGGCGAGCGAACGGCGGCAAGCCAGACCCCGGGCGCTGGGCCACCCGCGAAGTGGAGATCGCCCGACTACTGGCCGAGCCACGACCAAAGGGCAAGTCGTGTCCCTGACGAGTGATCTCCGCAGGGCTGCCCGGTGGAGTGCGACGGCGCGGGCGTTGACTTCGGGTGATCCGAAGCGAATCGTGCGTCGTGGCAAGAACATCGCGGTCGGCCGAGCGCTTGGACGCGCGGGTTTCTGGCGGTGGCTGTGGCGATGACCGCCGAGTCGCTCGTGACCTGCCCCGACTGCGGGCGTGAACGCGTCGTCACCTCGGCGGGTTCGTATCCGACTCTCTTACGGTGCCGGCGGTGCGCGAACGGCGCGCGGAACAAGGATCAGCGTCCCACCTTCGAGCGGTGCCGCGATGCGGTCCGGTTGCGAGAAGACGGGCTGACCTTCCGCGAAGTCGGGCAGCGCTTGGGTGGGGTCGGTGCCGAGCGTGCCCGGCAGATCTACCGGCAAGGGGTTCAGTTGATCGGGTACGAGACGGAGGTACCAACTGATGTCTCCCCGCAAGACCCCGGCTAAGCCGAGAACCCGCAAGCCCAACAAGCCACCCGAGTCGAGCGCCGAACTTGAGAGCGTGTACGGCCCGTTCAGCGCGAACTGCGTCGTCTCGATGACCGTCGGCCGCGCGATCGCGCTGTTCGGCCCTCTCGCCGATATCACGCCGCTCCGGACTCTGAAGGCGACCGAGCAGGACCTCGCGGAGATCCGCAAGCAAGACCCGGCCTTGGCTGACTCCACCCTCGCCGCCGTTGCGTTGTCGATGGCCCGGGAGTTGGACAACCCCTATAACTCGGCGACGAGCAAGAGCATGTGCGCCGGGAAACTCCAGGACGTAATGGACCGGCTGAGGGAGCTCGCGCCGCCGCTGAAGAAGGGCGACACCGTTGACGACCTCGCCAACCGCCGCAGGTCGCGTCGAGCCGATGCTGCTCGGCTCGCAGGAACCGCGGATCCGATGCGTTCCTGAGTACGTCTCGTCGGCTGTCGCGGAAGCCATCGAGCTCTGCGAGCTCGCCGGCCTGGAGCTGGACCCGGGACAGCAGCTCGTCCTGACCGACATGCTCGGCGAGCGAGCAGACGGCCGATGGGCATCGTTCGAGTTCGGGGTGGCAGAGCCCCGCCAGAACGGCAAGGGCAAAATCCTCGAGGCCCGCGAGCTCGTCGGCGCGTTCCTGCTCGACGAGAAGCTGATTATCCACTCGGCGCATGAGCAGCGCACGTCTTCCGAGCATCATCTTCGGATGCTCCAGCTCATCGAGGGGGTGCCGGAGTTCGAGCAGCGGATCCTCCGGGTCTCGCGCGGCAAGGGCTCTGAGGCGATCGAACTCAGGGGCGGCCAGCGGATTCTGTTCGTCACTCGAACATCTGGGGGCGGCCGGGGGTTGACCGGTGACCTGATCGTCCTCGATGAGGCGATGATCATCGCTCTCCAGATGATGGGGACGCTCGTGCCGACGATGGCGGCGAGGTCGATGGTCGGCAACCCGCAGCTCGTGTATGCCGGGAGCAGCGTCGACCAGGAGATCCACGAGCATGGCGTTGTCTTCGCGCGCCTCCGTGACCGGGCGCTCCGCAGGGTGCCGCGCATCGGGTACGTCGAATGGTCGGCCGACGTCGGAGGGTGGCTGACGGCGCACGGGCTCCGATATGACCCGGATCTGCCCGAGATCGACCAGGTCACGCCCGAACTTCTCGCCGATCCGGAGATGTGGGCGCAGGCCAACCCAGGCATGGGGCGCCGGATCTCTCAGGAGCACATCGGCAATGAGTACGGGGGGGCGCTGGGCCGGCGGGAGTTTACCGTCGAGCGGCTGGGGATCGGCGACTGGCCGAACACCGACGAATCAGCGAGCCGCGAAATTTCAGCCGAGGTGTGGGAAGCGTGCCTCGACCCCCGGTCGAAGGCCGGCAACCTCCGCGCATTCGCGGTTGAGACAACCCCTGACCGGCGCTACTCGGCGATCAGTGTCGCAAGCCGTCGAACGGACGGGAAGCTTCACGTCGAGACCGTTGAGCATGAGCGCGGCACCGGCTGGGTGGTCGCTCGAGCGGTCGAGCTCGGGAAGAAGTACAAGGCACCGATCATCCTGGATGAGCGCGGGCCGGCCGCATCGTTGCTTGCCGAGTTCAAGGATCTCGGGATCGAGCCGGTGCCGCTGGATTCGCACTCGCCAAGACTGGTGACGACGAGCTCATCCGAGTTCACGAAGGCGTACGGAGTTTTCGTCGACGCGGCCACGAACGGGGTCCTACGGCACTTGGGAACACCGGAGTTGAACTCGGCCGTCGCCGGCGCGGCGACCCGGAAGATCGGCGAGGCGACGGCTTGGTCTCGCAGGGACTCGGATGTCGACATCTCCCCGCTGGTTGCTCCGACGCTCGCCGTCTGGGCGGTGTCGTCGATGAAGCCGCCGAAGGCTCGCGCGATCAGTTTGGCGGACGCGCTCGCGAACGCATCTTGAGGAGGACCCATTGCTTTCTACGATCCTTGGAGTGGCCGGCCTCGCTGCTCTGGTGGCCGGCATGTATGTCCTCGCCGGACTTGGGGCGGGCCTCTTGACCGCCGGCTGTTCGCTGATCCTTCTCGGTGAAGCGACGGAGGGTCTGAGGCTCCCTCGGCCTCGCGTTCGTGTTCGCACCCCGTCGGCGCCGCTGACGAACGAGCATCTCGACCGGGGCGTTTAGGTGCCGGCGCTCATTCGCCGTGCCGCCGCCTCCCTAGCTGAGCGACGTAGCGTGACCTCCATGCAGTGGGGGGACTCGACGCCACCCACCAACGGGTCTCTCGGGGGCGCGGCCGCGGGCACGATCATCAACGAGAAGACGGCGCTTCAGGTCGCCGCAGTCTACGGATCGGTCGGGGTCCTCTCCGACGCCATCGCCACGCTGCCGCTGGAGCTGAAGAGCTCCACGGACCCAGCGAGCCGGCGGGCTCTGCCGCCCTCACCCCTTCTTCAGCAGCCATACAGCGAGATCAGCCGCATGGATTGGCTGGTGCAGTACACGCTGAGCCTCGCGATTCGAGGCAACTTCTACGGCCACATCATCAGCCGCGACGAGAACCTTTTTCCGACGCAGATCAAGCCGGTCCACCCTGACCAGGCGAAGGTCCGCAGGCTCCCCAGCGGGTCGATCGAGTACCGCTTCTACGGTCGTGCGGTCCCGACGAGCGACGTGTTCCACGTCCGCTACATGTCGGTCGCCGACTCGCTCGTCGGGCTCAACCCGATCGAGTATCTCCGCAACACCCTCGGCCTCGCTCGGGCCGCGGAGATGTACGGCGGATCGTTCTTCGCCAACTCGGCCCTCCCGGGCGGCGTGATCGAGGTGGAGGGGGATCTCGATCCGGACGAGACGCTCGCCTTGGCCGTGGCGTGGAAGTCGATGCATCAGGGCATCGTCCAGGCGAACCTTCCCGCGGTCTTGACGGGCGGCGCGAAGTTCAACGCGATCACGATCACTCCCGACGACGCGCAGTTTCTCCAGTCTCGCGAGTATTCGGGGAGCGAGATCAGCGGCCGGATCTTCCGGGTCCCGCCGCACATGATCGGCATCGTCGATCGCTCGACGTCGTGGGGCAGGGGGATCGAGCAGCAGGAGCTCGGGTTCGTCCGCAACACCCTTGGCGGCTACACCCGCCGGCTCGAGGAGTCCCTGACCGACCTTCACCCGCCCGGCCAGTACGTTCGCTTCAACTACAACGAGCGGCTCCGCGGCGACAAGCTCCAGCGTTACCAGGCGTACTCGCTCGGGATCCTCGGCGGTTGGCTGTGCGCCGATGACATCCGGGGCGAGGAAGACATGCCACCAGTCCCGGACGGGCACGGCAAGGAGTTTTTCACGCCGATCAACTCGCAGCTCCTCCAGGCGGGGCTCGAGGAAGTGCAGGCCGCGGCCAACGACGCCAACCCTCAAGACCCGGCGCCCTCGGGCGCCCGGCCCTAAGACTCAACCCCATGACCACGATCGGACGGAGCGACCATGCCCACATCTGAACTGGCGCTCGAGAAGTTCACGCCGGACTCGCAGGTCGGGGATCTGACGGTGAGCCAGCTTCGGGCGGCCATCGCCTCCGCCACGCGCGGTAAGACCCTGGACGGCGTTCGCGCCCAGATCGCTTCGCGCGCAGGGTCGCTGAAGCGCGCCGGCTGGCTGCCCGACAACTGGAACGCGGATGGCTCGCTCAAGAGCACGGCGGCGGCGTGGGCGACCGACGAGCAGCGCGAGACGTGGTCCGACCTCTACGCGGGCCTCCAGGCGGCTCTCGACGAGAAGTTCGAGGACGAGGGCTCCTACTTCTACATCTGGGTTCAGGACTTCACCGCGACCGACGTGATCTTCTGCATGGGCGGCGACCTGTTCTCCGCGCCGTACTCCGTCGATCCCGCCGGCCCGATCACTGTCGGCGACCAGATCAAGGTGCGCCCGGCGACGACCTACATTCCGACCGAGCCGTCGGAGCGCAACGCCAGCGGCACGCTGGAGTTCCGCAAGCGCAAGGCCGACGCCCTCAAGGGCACGATCGAGCATCGCGAGTTTGAGGTCGCCGGCCTTGAGTGCCGCGCGCTCGAGGACGGCACGCTGCGCATGAGCGGCTACGGGTCGGTGACCGAGCGTGAGTATTCCGTGGGCCCGTTCGTGGAGGTCATCAGGCGGGGCGCTTTCCGCCGGACGCTCGCTGAGGACCCCGACGTGGTTCTCCTCTACGGCCATGAGGGGATGCCGCTCGCTCGCACGAAGGCCGGGTCGCTCACGCTCGAGGAGAACTCCAAGGGCCTGCTCTGGACGGCGGACCTCGACCCGGAGGACCCGGAGAGCCGGATCCTTGCACGGAAGGTCGAGCGCGGCCTGATCGACCAGTGCTCCTTCGCCTTCCTCGTCACCGACCAGGACTGGACGGATGATCACTCGCACCGCTCGATCAAGAGCGTGTCGCTACATCGGGGAGATGTCAGCCTCGTGTCGATGGGCGCCAACGAGGCGACCAGCGTCAGCGTTCAGCGCGCCGATCTCGTCGGGGCGCTGATGGAGGTCCGCGCCGGCAAGGCGATCTCGGCGAGCAACATGGACGTGCTCAAGCGCGTCCTCGACTATGTCGCGACAGCCGACGACGCGGTCGATGCCGCCCAGCCGCTCCTCGCGGACCTGATGGGCGTTCCGAACCCGGACGACGACGAGCCAGTCGAGGCGGTCCGCTCGGTCGAGCCTCTCCCGGACTTCACTCGCCGGGCCCGCCAACGCCTCGCGCTGCTCGAAGGGAGAGGACGATGACCGTCGAGATCACCAGCGAGCCGCTCACGTACGACCCGGCTGCTTCGACGTCGTACTTCCGTGACCGCGCGCTCGACGCTCGGGGAGATGAGCGGGCCCGGGAACGGCTCGAGCGCCACGGCCGGGAGATGGGCGTCGAGATCCCGCGGCGTGACGCTGCCGCCCGCATGATGGCCGCCCAGCAGGGCCTTGAGTTTCGCGTCAACCCGAACACGACCGACGGCCAGGGCGGGTTCCTCTCACCGCCCCTCTGGCTGATCGACAAGTACGCCGGAGTGCCGCGCGCTTCCCGGGTGCTCGCGGACCTCGTGCCGACGTTCCCGCTGCCGCGTGGCGTCTCGTCGGTCAACCTCCCCCGCCTGACGACGGGCGGGTCGGTCGCCCCGGTATCCCCGCTCGGGACGCCCTCGGACACTGACCTCGTTGACGCTGCCGTGTCGTCGCCCGTGGTGACGATCGCCGGGCTCGGCCTCGTGTCGATGCAGGTCCTGGAGCAGTCGCCCCCCGGTGCTCATCTCGACTGGGCGATCTTCAAGGACCTCTCCCAGGCCTACGACGAGCAGCTCGAAACGCAGATGCTCAACGGCACGGGTGCGGGCGGTCAGCTTCTCGGCGTCGTCAACGTCCCGGGGATCGCGTCGGTGCCCTACACGTCCGGAACACCCGCCGGCCCGGCCATGTACACGGCGTGGTGCCAGCTCGTCGCTCAGGTCGGGGATGCCAGGAAGGCGCCCCCGGAGGCGTTCCTGACCCGGACGGCACGGTGGGCGTGGCTGGCGTCTCAGCCGGACAGCAGCGGGCGGCCCCTGATCCCGCCGGGCACCCCGGTTCCGGGTTACGCGCAGAGCGCCACAAGGCCTCACGGCTCGGTCGCGAGCGTCCCCGCCTACTCCGATGACGCCATCGCGGTGAACCTCGGTGCTGGCACCAACCAGGACGAGGCGATCGCGTGCAAGCCGTCCGACATGATCCTGCTCGAGGGGACCCCCCGAGTGAAGGTCAACGTCGACACGGGCGTCAGCGGGACCCTTCAGGCCCGCCTCGAGTTCCTCAACTACGCCGCGTTCCTCCCCGGTCGCTATCCCGCCGGGATCGGCGTCTGCACCGGGACCGGGGCGATCATCCCGACCGGCTGGTAGCACCCGTCTTGTAGCACCCCCCGCGTTGGACTTCACCAGCGACGCGCTGGCAGGCCGATCGTCTGCCGCTCGTCGTTTGTGGTCGAGCACCGCCCGGGAGACCCGACAACCCGCCGCGCTTTCGCGTGGCGTCTCTCCCGAAACGAAAAGGAGTCCGTCATGGACGCCACCGAAGAGAGGACCCTGCTCGAGCAGCTCCTCGACAAGCGCAAGACCCTGCTCGACGAGATCGGCACCCAGATCGAGGGCCGCGAGACCGAGCGCACGCAGATGGAGCAGCGCGCGGCCGACAAGGACGAGAGCAAGCGCCCGACCGCCGAGGAGCGCACCGCGTTCACCGAGGCCGAGGCGACGTTCGCCGCGGACTTCGCGGCCCGCGAGCAGGAGATCAAGGACCTGACGCGTCGTATCGACCAGCAGGAGCTTCAGGAGCTTCGCCGGACCGAGGCGTCGCGGGCGTCGCGGCCGAGCATCTCGGTTACGCGGGAGCCGATGACGTACCGCTCCGACAACGCGGAGGAGTTCTCGTACTTCAAGGACCTCGCGTGCTCGCAGCTGCCGAACGTCGCGGCGTCGATGCGCTCCACCGGACCGGACGAGGCGCGCGAGCGGCTCCAGCGCCACGGCAAGGAGATCGACGTCGAGATGCCCAAGCGGCTGGAGGCGCGCGAGCGTCGGGCGCGGAAGCAGGTCGATGAGGCCGAGAAGGACTTCACCGGCTCGTTCGTCGATGGCCCCGGTCGTCGCGGTCTGGCCGCGACGCCGTTCGAGCGTCGGGTCAACCCGAACCGGACCCAGGGGCAGGGCGGCTACTTCGTCCCGCCGCTGTGGCTGATCGACGAGTTCATCCCGCTCCTGCGCGCCGGTCGCGTCGCCGCGGGTCTGGCTCGCAACCTCGACCTCCCGCCCGGCACCGACAGCATCAACATCCCGAAGCTCGCCTCCGGGACGGCCACGGCGGTCCAAACGGCGGACAACGCGGCCGTCCAGTCGACCGACCTGACCGATACGTCGGTGCAGGCGAACGTCAAGACCGTCGCCGGTCAGCAGGACGTCGCGATTCAGCTGCTCGACCAGTCGCCCGGGCAGATCATCGACCAGGTCGTCATGGAAGACCTCATGGCCGACTACAACCGCCTCGTCGACCGTCAGGTGATCTGGGGCAACGGCACGAACACCGCGACGCTCAACGGTGGCCAGGTGCTCGGCCTGTACCCGGCGACGAACTGGGCGGGCACGAACATCATCACCTACACCGCCACAACCCCGAACCCGCAGCACTTCGTTCAGGTGATGGGAGCGATGGCGTCGCAGGCGTCCTACAGCCGCTTCGACCTCAACGACTTCCACTTCCTCCTGCATCCCCGCAGGTGGTTCTGGTACGCGACGGGTCTCGACTCGACGGGGCGCCCGCTGGTCGAGTCGCCCCGCGGGATGGGCCTGAACATGTCGAGCACGGAGGTCGCCGAGCTCCCGGCGCAGGGCTACGCCGGCAACGTGCCGTTCGGCCCGAACGTCTACATCGACGGCAACGTGCCGCTGACGGACACGACGGGCGGCGGCACCGGCCAGGACGTCGGCATCGCCGCGAAGTGGGACGACGTCTGGCTGTTCGAGGGCGACATGCGGACCCGTGTCCTCGAGGAGGTCCTCTCGGGGACCCTGGAAGTTCGCTTCCAGGCGTACAACTACATCGCCATGCTCGTCCGCTACGGGCAGTCGATCTCCCTCGCCGAGGGGTCCGGGTTCGCGGCACCGGTCGGCGCGGTCGCGGGTCTCCTGTACTAAGGCCCAGCTGGGTCCCGGTGGTTATCCACTGGGACCCAGTTCCTCTTCGGTAAATGCGAAACGTCAGGAGTGAACGATGGCGCTGAAGAACGACATCCAGGACCGCCTGGAGCAGCTGGTGAAGGACGCTCGAGAGATGGAAGGCGTTGCCGTGGCTGACGCCGCGCGTATCGAGAACGCGGTAATAACCGCGTCCAACGCGGTGCGGGGCGTCAACGTCGCGGGTGACAAGCCGCCGGCGATGGAGGCCTACGACCCGGCGTTCGAGCAGGTGCAGTCTCAGACGCAGGCGGTCGAGGCGGGCGGTCAGCCGAACGTGCATCCGCTGAGCGGGGAGCCGGTGCCGCCGGGCTCTACGGAGGGCGTGCGCCCCGAGGGCGTCGCGGCTGGTCCGGGCGTCGTCCCGGAGCAGGACCCGGCGCGTCGCACGGGCGACACGGACACGCCGGAGCCGGCGCTCAACCCGGGCGATCCGGTGCTCGCGAAGGATCACCTCGAGACCAAGCAGCAGGATCCGGCTCTCGCGGGTGCTGACAACGACGGGAGCATCGTCCCCGACGTCAAGCCGGGCGGTCTCCTCCCGGAGGGCAGCGATGCACCCAAGGGCTGAGATGTTCCTGGCCGCGAAGATCCGGGCTACCGCTCGCGGTGATGCCGGGATTGCGCGGTGCATGACGGTCGAGCTCGAGCGGATGGGTAACCCCCACCTGCTCGAGCAGGCCGTTCCGCCCGCGATGGAGCGGCCCGAGCGTGACGATCGCGAGACGGCCGATCCGCCGCCGATGGAGACCCGTAAGGGTGGCCGTCCGAAGTTGCCGCGGTGCGAGCACGGCCAGATCGTCGGCCGGTGCGTCGACTGCGAAGACGGGGCGGCCTGATGGCCGACGCGATCATAGGAGAGCCGCTCCACATCAAGGGCTTGACGGGCTGTGCGCGCTGTCGGGGCGAAGGTCACGTTGATCTGACCTTTGAGCCCCTCGCGTATCCGCTCGATCTCAACGATGGGTCTCGGCCGCTGACGCATTGGGCGCCGTGCCCGACGAACGGCCAGCCGATCTTGCTCTCGCAGGCGAATGAGGATCCGCCTACGCCACTGCAGCAGTGGGAGGTGCGCGAGTACCTCGACGCGGCGGTCACCCTGTGGCGCGCAAGGCGGGACGCTCTCAACGAGGACGACCCGGCTCGCCACACCGCGCGCTGCTACATCGACGCCTTCCAGTCAGTCCGGTCGTCGCTTCTCGGGGAGACGCTTCCCTGATGGGCTACTGGCACGGCGACGAGTGGCGTTGGACCCTGACGGCCGGCGGCTCGCCCACGATCAGCGTGGTCGAGCCGGCCGACAAGCGCGATGACCCGGAGAACGCTCATCGCGTTCCGTTCGGGTTCAGCGTCCGTTCCCCACAGCCGGAAGCGGAGCCGCTTCTATGGGAGGGCTCCGACTGATGGCGTACCCAACGGCGCTCGTCACGCTCGCGGAGGTCAAACAGTTCCTGTCGATCAGGACATCGGACCGGGACGCCGAGCTCGAGATGATGCTCGAGGCGGCGCGACCCGAGATCGAGTCGCTGACCGGACCGATCGTCCCGCAGATTTACGACGAGAGCTACGCGGGTGGCAACCACATCATCAGCCTGTCGCATCGCCCGTCGGTGGGATACGGGACTTCTCCCGTGCTGAATGTGCTCTCGGCGACGGAGTACGTCGGGTCCACGGCGTACTCCCTGGTCGACGTGGCCGACGCGTCGCTCGGCACGATCTACAGCTTCGAGGTCAACGTGCGCCTCGGCATCATCACCCGCCGATCCGCGGGCGGCGGGACGGTCGCGTTCCCGGCGGGACCGGACAGCGTCCACATCGTGTACCAGGCCGGGCAGGCGTCGGTGCCGGCAAACGTCCGGTTGGCGTGCCTGGAGGCGGTGAGAGTCAACTACGAGACGACGCAGGCCGTTGGCGCGGGTCGCTTCGCGCCCGCCGACGCGCTGGACGTGGGCGTGACGCTCATGTCCGCCCTTCCGCCGAGCGCTCGGCGGATGCTCGGGCCAACCCGACGGGGCCCGTCGATCGCATGACCAGCATCTTCGGGCCGTGCATCAGCACCTGGAACGTCGAGCGGGCCTACATCGGCCTCCTCGGGGCCGCCACGGGCGCGGGGGCTGCCGGATGGCTTGAGGTCTGCCTTGCCGAGGTTGAGCGCCAGAACGGCCTGGACGCGTCGACGGTCACCCGCCAGCCGAACATCGACTGCACCTACGGCGGGGTTGACTTCCTCTCCTACAACCAGAACAACACCCCGGCGGTCATCGTCGTCGTCGTCCCGCAAGGCCCCCCGGAGCGGTTCGCCGAGGGGATCTTCCAGACATACGACGTGCAGGTCGGGGTGGTCGTCATCGACGGCGACGAAGACCGCGCGCGCATGATCGCCTCGTTCTACGGCGCCGCGGTCATGCTCGCGGTCTGCCAGCACGGCGGCCTTCAGGGCGTGGCGATCGAGACGGTGATGACCGGTGCGCCAAGGGTGAGTCTGCCTACCGCCGATCAGCGCCGCATCGCGCTGTGCGTCACGACCTTCGCATCGACAGTTTCCCCGATCGTTGTTCCCAGCGCCGGGCCGGGGACCGACACGCCGCCCGAAAGCCCGGAATACGGCGGCACCCCTGATGCGCCGTTCGGGCAGTTCCCGACCGTCGCGACCACTGACCTCACGGTCACCGGCGAACCACTCACGAGCTAGGAGCAGCGCTATGGGCCTTGGAATCACCTTCACGAGCAACGAGATCCTCCAGGCGGGAACCGGTGGACCCGGGGCGACCGGCCGGGCGTTCTTCGCCGGCGAGGCCGACCAGGGGCCCGGCACGACCTACGTGCGCTGCGCCAGCATCAACGACTACACGATCGCATTCGGGGCGAGGTCACCGACGAGCGCTACGCTGTACGACGCCGTCGACGTGTTCTTCCACGAGGGCGGAAGCGTCTGCTACGTCACCCGCGTCAACGACGCCACGTCCATCGCGGCGACACTGACGCTGAGCGATGTCACGCCGCACCCGACCGTCGTGGTCTCCGCCCTGAGCCCCGGCGTGGACGGGAATGCCTTCAAGGTTGCGGTCGCCCTGTCGACCGCCGCGACGCTCACCGGCAACACCGCCTCGAGCATCACGGTCACGAACGTCTCGAGCTTCGCGAACATCGGCGTCGGCACCCCGGTCTCCGGGACGGGCATCCCGGCGGGGACCTATGTCGCTTCGGTCACACCCGGGTCGAGCACCCTGACGCTCTCCCAGGCCGCGACGGCGACCGCGACGGGCGTGACGATCACCCCGACCAAGTACACCGTCACGGTGCAGGACTCGAGCGGCAACATTCTCGAGACCCACGGCCCCTACAACACGACCGCCCAACTCTTCGCCGACACGACGTCGGCGTTCGTCGCGTTCTCGCAAAGCGCGGGCTCGGGCTTCACGACCAACGTCCCGACGACGACCGCGGCGACGGCGCTGGCGGGGGGCGGCAACATCACCGACATCACCGACACGATCCGGGTGGGCGCGCTCGCGAACTTCCCGCCGGCCCTCGGGCCGGGCACGGTCGCGATCCCCGGCCAGACGAGCCCGACGATCTGGGCCGGCATCGGCGCGCACTGCGTATCGACCGGCGTCAATCGGATGGGCGCCGTGGAGCTGCCGGACACCCCGACGGCCGCGACGATCATCGCCGCGATGACGGCGATCAACAACTCGACCTACGCCGGGTATCTCGTCGTCGCAGGCGCCCAGTGCATCGTGCCGAACCCGTTCGCGACGGCAACGTCTCGTACCGTCGGCTCTTCCGCGGTCGTGGCTGCCCTGCGGGCGCGCGTGTCGGCGACGGGGAACGACAACCAGGCCCCGTCGGGCGTCAACTACCCGCTGCGCTACGTCACGGGGTTCACGAACACCTACAGCCTCGCGGACACGATCAGCCTCAACGCCGTCGGGTTCAACACATTCCAGACCCCGAAGACCGGGCTTGGTCTTCCGGCGCTGTGCCTCTGCGGGTTCTCGAGCGGCGTGCTCCAGTCGGCGGACCCGATCTTCTGGCAGGCCTCGGCCGGCTACGAGCGGATGGCGCTGGTCAACGAGGGGACGGGCATCCTCAACTCCCACATGTTCCAGTCGATCGACGGCCGGAATCTCCTGATCGGCAAGGTCACGGGAGAACTGATGGCGATGATTGCCCGCCACTGGTCGGCCGACGCGCTGTACGGAGCGGATGCGACCGATGCCGGCAAGGCAATTCTCACGCCGCCGATCAACACGACGACCACCGAGCAGGCGGGGGCGCTGAACGCCAACGTGCTGGTCCGGATTAGTCCGTTCATGCAGTCGGGGACTTACTCCCTTACGTCCATTCCGATCACCAGCACGATCCCCGCCTAGGAGGCCCCCGGTGCCCACTTACTACAGAACGGATCAGAGCGCCGTCTACGTCTCCGTAGCCGGTGTGGCTCTCGACAACGCCTCATGGTCGGTGATAGAGGGGGGCGACAACGTCGCCACGTCCGTCCAGATCCGCCCTGGCGGCATGAGCCCCCAAGTGGAGCTCGGCGGGATGAGCCAGCGGTCGACGCTGACCGTCAAGCGGCCGTGGTCCGACTCGATGTTCGCCGTCTACAAGCAGCTCGACAACGGCGCCGGAAAGCTCTCGGTCACGCTCGTCTACCAGCTGCTCGACGCGAACGGCAACGCCGTCCCGAACGCCACGATCAGCTACACCGGAATCCTGCTCTCGGCCGCCCGCCCGAACTACGACTCCGAGTCGAACACGAAGGCCGACCTCGTCATCACCGTCGGACCGCACGGCCCGATCACCTAACCCGAAGGGAACGCATTGAGCACCCCCGAAGTAGCCGCAGTACCCGCACCAGACGCCTTCCGCGACCGTGTGCGGGCCGCCCGGGCAGCCGCCCAGCATCGCCACACGAAGGACTTCGAGATCCCCGGGTTCGAGGGCACCATCTGGGGCACCTTCCGGGCTCTCGACAAGTGGTCGGACGTCCGGGGAATCGTGGATCGGCACTCCCATCTCGACGGCGCGGAGCAGCAGGTGAACGTGGCGGCCGAGACTCTTCTCAAGTCGTGCGTGACGCTCTACGGCGTCGACGGGACTCAGCGCGCCCCGCTCAACATGGGGCTCGGCGTCCAGTTCGCGGAGTACGTCGAGGAAGGCTCGACAGCCTCACCCGACGGGATCCCGATGACCGACCTCCAGGCGGTGTTCGTCGCGATCCCCAACGAGGTCCAACTCGTCATGCTCTACACCGCTCTCGAGTCGTGGTATGAGGGCGTGGGCGTCAAGACAGATGCGGTGCAGGTGGGAAACTCCGCCGCACCGAGCTAGTCCAGCTCGGTGCGAACCTCGCCGCACTTCACGCGCTTGACCTGACGGCGCTCTGGGAGTGCGAGGACCCCTCGTACATCAACTTCGCGCAGGCCGTGGCGTTCGAGACGGCCCGTCTCCTGAAGGAGGTCCAGAATGGCTAAGTCCGTTCGGGCGAGCACGGCCCTCACCGTAGACACGCGCAGCTTCGGCGGCCTGGTCAAGGCCCTCGGGAAGGCGCAGCCGGACATCCCGATCCACCTTCGCGTGCAGATGCGTGAAGCGGGCCAGGTCGTCGCCGACGAGGCGAAGCGCCGCGCGTACAGCGAGAAGATCGCCGAGACGATCCGGGTGCTCGCGTCGGGCGTCAATGTGCAGGTAGCCGCGGGAAGGGCCAAGGTCCCCGAGGCCGCTCTCCTCGAGCTCGGCAACACCGGGAGTCGCAAGTCCTCCCGGGCAGGCTCCTCGCCGTCGTCGTTCCGTCATCCCGTGTTCGGCCACAAAGACCGCTGGGTCGACCAGCCGACGCACCCGTTTCTCCAGCCGGCGCTGGAGAGCAAGGTGGTCGAGGTGGAGCTGCTCATCACCCACGTACTCGACGAGGCGGTCAAGACGCTCGTCTTCGACTTCGAGCTGTAATGCCCGACCGCATCGTCCGTATCGTGATCGCCGGGGATTCTGCCGGCGGGGTCAGGGCACTGAGGCAGACGTCTGTCGCGGCGAAGGAAACGACCGCGTCGCTCGACCGGACGGCCGCAAGCAGCGGCAAGTTCGCGACGGCTGTCGCGGGCCTCGGCAAGAAGCTCGCTCTCGGTGGTCTTGCCGCCGCCGGCCTTGGGGGCTTCGGGGCGGTCAAGGGCATGATCGCGCTCCAGAAGCAGATGGAGATGCTCCACACCCAGGCGGGGGCGAGCCAATCCCAGATCGGGTCGATGACAACGGCTGTCGAGAACATGGCCGGCTCGGTCGGTACGGGCCCCCAGTCGCTCGCGGAGGGCCTCTACCACGTCGTGTCCTCGCTGAACGCTACAATCCCCGCCGCTCAAAGGGTGAGCACCGAGATGAAGGTGCTGAAGATCGCCGCGGAGGGCGCGAAGGTTGGCAACGCGAACCTCGTTGACGTCACCAACGCCCTCGACGCGGCGATTGTGTCCGGGATCAAGGGCGTCCAGAACTACGGCCAGGCGATGGGCGCCCTGAACAAGATCGTGGGCGCCGGCGACATGACGATGCAGGATCTCGCCGACGCGCTGGGCACCGGCCTCCTGTCGAACGTCAAGACCTTCGGGCTGACCCTGAGAGACACGGGCGGCGCGCTCGCCGTGTTCGGGGACAACAACATCCGCGGTGCGGACGCCGCGACGAAGCTCGCCGCGGCGGTACGGATCATGGCCGCCCCCTCTGCCGCCGGGGCGAAGTGGCTAAGCGCGATCGGTATCTCGTCGCTTCAGCTCGCCGACGACATGCGCAAGGGTGGGCTGATCCAGGCGATCGCTGATCTGAAGAAGCATCTCGAGGCGTCGGGGGCAACGGCCTCTCAGCAGGCCGCGATCCTCACGAACGCCTTCGGTCGCAAGCAGGCCGCCGGGGTCCTGCTTCTCGTGGATCAATACGAGCGTCTCCGGGCGAAGACGAAGGAGGTCGGCGGCGGGGCCGCCGGGTTCGGCGATGCATGGACCCAGACCACCAAGACGCTGTCGTTCCAGATCGACCAGGTGAAAGCCGCGGCGCAGGGCTTCGCCGACAAGATCGGTGGAGACCTGATCCCCGTCCTCTCCGGGGCGCTCGGCTGGATGCTCAAGAACAAGCGGACGATGAAGGACCTCGGCGAGGGCGTCCTCATCGCCACCGCCGCTTTCGTCGCCTTCAAAACGGCGATGACGATCGGGGCGGCGGCGATGGCTGTCGCCACGTTCGCCACCGGCGGCTGGACGGCCTCGTTCTGGGCGCTCGACGCGGCGATGACCGCCAATCCCGTGGGGATTGTCATCGTTGCCATCGCGGCCCTGGCCGGCGGGATCATCTACGCCTACAACCATTCGGAGACCTTCCGTCGGGGCGTGCAGAGTCTGGCGAGGGCACTTCGCACCGACCTGGGCGACGCGCTCAACTTCGTTATCAACCGCTACAACGATCTAGTCGACGCGAACAACGCCGCGAGCGGATTCATCAAGAAGGTGACGGGGGGCGTGGTTGACTTCGGGCAGGCGAAGCACGCGGGCAACGTCAACCTCACGGGCTCGACACCCCTCAGCGCGGGCGCGCTGAAGAGCTACCACCACCAGGTGGCTTCTCAGCCCGGTTTCCGCATCTCCCCTTGGCAGACGACGCCCTTCGGTGCGACGCCCGTGACCGTCCACACCCACGTCCACCTTGATAGTCGCCAGATCGCGGAGGCGCAGGCCAAGTATCAGCTCCAGCTCGCGGCACGCCGCTGATGGGCGCCACACCCGGCCAGCACTACCTGTTCAACGGGACGCTCACGAACGGCTCGAGCTACAGCACGATCCCGCCGTTCTCGGTCCTCGCGCAAGGCGACCTCGCGCCCACCATCATCGGCGGGTTTGCGAAGTGGGCGATCATCAGCCGGCCGCAAAGAGTCGGGATGACCGTCCTCGACGGCTACGACCCGATCATCATGTCCGTCCCGGTGATGTTCGACGCGATCACCGGCGGGACCGGGAAAGCCGTCGAGCGGGACATTCAGATCCTTGAGTGGATGGGCGGCCGGGGGAAGCTTTACGCCTCCGACGGCCACGTTGGCGCGCCCGCCCAAGGAGACAGCCCCCTGGTGACCGTGGCGAGCATCGACGGGCAGGGGCGGCAGACGAGCCTGATCCCGCCGAACTGCCAGGACATCAACTGGATCGTAACGGGCATCGACTATGACACGGGCCCGAAGCGCAACACGCTGGGCGAACGGATCCGCCAGCTCGCGACGATCACCCTCACCCAGCATGAGGCTGCGCCCGGAACGTCCTTCGACTCCGCAAGCGTCCGGGCGAAGGCCCGGGCAGCCAACCCGGGCTACATCTACCTGAAGGTCACCGCCCAGAACAACACGATCCGCAAGATCATGTCCTTCGAGGCGCATAACCCGCAGCTCTCAGCGGCGCAGACCGTGGTGAAGCTGAACAAGACGCGCCTTAAGCTGGGGCCCTCCGTCGACGCCGACCTGTTCAAGCACCTGAAGCCGGGGGCGACGGTGAAGGTGCCCAAGAACCTGACGAACCCGAAGACGCGATGAGCGGCCTTCCGTCGCCGACGTCGATCCCGCACCTGATCGCCACCCACATCCTCGGAACGTCATCGGCGAGCCATTCACTTCAAGCGCAGGACCTTGCGACCTTGATCGTCAACGTCACCGTCCGCACCCAGATCCTCGGCGCGAGCTTCCTCACGGTGCTGATGATCGACCCCGACTACGAGTTCCAGACCAGCGGGATACTCGCCGTCGACGCCGACGGGCTTCTAGATACGGTGGAGGTCAACTTCCCGGAGGGCTCAGATAAGTGGTGGCGGCTCTGCGCCGTCTCGGGGACGGGCGACCGGGCGCAGGCGAATCTGACTCTCACCTTCGAGGACCGGATCATCGCGTACCTTCGGGATCACTGGGGGCCGAAAGCGATCAAGCCCGGCTCGACAACCCGCGCGCAGTTCGTCAAGCAGCTGATCGACGAGGTCGGCTATCACGACAAGGTGACGAAGATCAAGGCGGTCATCCCGTCGATCAACGTCCTGCAGCCCACGGCCGATCCGACGGCGAGCACCGCTCTCGGCAACGCCGCTGTGTCGGGGGCGAACTCCTCGAGCACGAACCCGTCGAGCACTCTCGCCGCTCTCTTCGCACCGAAGACGAAGAACCCGAACAAGGCGCGCGGGGTCGGGATCGGCGCGAAAATCACGATCAAGGGCTCGACCCCGAACAGGAGTCAGATTGCCGAGATCACGACGCTTCTGTCGGTCGCGGCGCAGGAGAACGCCGGCCCAGTCCCCACGGAGGCCCTGATCTTTGCTGCCATCGCCGAGTCGGGCATCGGCGGGGAGCCCGGGGCGTTCGTCCCCAACTCCTCCGGCTACGTCGGGGTGCTCCAGGGGAGCGCGAAGGCGTGGCAGCCGCACGACACCGCCGGGATGGCCAAGGCGTTCCTGCGGGGCGGCGCGGGGTTCCAATCAGGGGGGGCGATCGCCCTCTCGAGGTCCGTCTCTGACCCGATCCAGATCGCGGTCCGGGTTGAGGTGCCGAGCATCTGGCCGTCGAACGCGTACGCCGGCGAGGCCGGCTACTCCGGTTTCCTTCCGGAGGCCAAGGCGATCATCGCCGCTGGCGGTGGGGCAACGACCGGCACGAACTCCCTCCTCGCCTCCCTGACCGGAACTACCGCCCCCGCGGTGAGCGACATCGCGCAGTTGACCCGCGGCACCGCGAACAATCCCGACGAGGACTCCTGGGATTGCATCACCCGTCTGGCGCAGGAGGTGACGTGGTTCGCGTTCTCCAACGGCGACACCTTCTACTACATGGACGGCCCGGATCTCGCGGCGCAGAAGCCGACGGCCTACATCGAGCTTCTCGCGTCGATCGGCGGGAAGCCGACGAACGGGCGGCGGTGGCAGCTGACCGACGCGGCGAGCGGCCAGAAGGCCCTTGACGTGGTGGTCTCGCCGACACCGAACTGGACGTTTGACAATACGAGCTTCATCTATACGTCGACCCATACCCGCAAGGGCAAGATCCAGCGCAAGAGCCGGGCAGCGAAACCCGCGACCCCGAGCGAGATCCAGATCAGCGTGATCTGCGACCCGGACTACGCCCACGCGGGGGACCTGTTCGTGATTCACGGCGCGGGGCCGATGAACGGCCGGTGGATCGTCTCTGACGCCACCCGCAACGTCCTCTCGGACACGTTCACGCAGTTCACGCTCCAGCCTCCGCTGGCTCCGCAGCCGGAGCCGCAGGGCACCGCGGCGACGGCGAGTCCGCTTGCCGCAGGAGCGACCGTCGCGGCGATCACAAGCCCGAAGAGCGGCGCGGGGGTCGCCCAGGCCGCCCTCCTCGCGCTCGCGCAGAAGAAGGACTACGTCTACTCGGAGGCCGCGAATCGCGGCAACAACGGGACGCTGTTCGGGACTCCACCGAGGACGATGGATTGTTCGGCGTTCGCGACTCTCTGCTACAAGGCCGCCGGCCTGCCGGACCCGAACCATGCGAGCTACAGTCCGATTGGGTTCACGGGGACACTGATCGCCCATTGCAAGCGGGTGGCAACGCCGGCGGAGGGGGATCTCGTGTTCTATGGCCAGCAGTCGTCCCCGGGTACGAACCTAGGGGTTCCGGCGCACGTCACGGTCTACGTCGGCAACGGTGATGTCGTGTCGATGGGCTCCCCGGGGGACCCGTCGAGGGGGCCGGCGGCCCAGATGGGCCCTCCGTCGATGATCGGCTACTTCCGGCCTGACGTTCTCGGCTGATGCCCGACGTCCTCCATGGCCTCGCTCACACGGCCCCGATTCAGCAGCCCCCCGTCGTCGTCGGCTACGTCAGCACAAGCCGCCCCGCTCCAAAGTCGTTCGATGACCCGGTATTCGTGCTCGTCACGAACCACAGCGCCGAGCATGTCTACGGACCGCTCGACTGGCCGGCTATCCACGGCCAGACGATGCCCGCCCAAGGCTCCCCGATATGGCTAGCGTTCGACGACAACGGGACGCCCTTGGTCGTGTGGTGGAAGGCGTTGTACGGTGCGTCCAGCTCGCCGGATCCGAGCCCCCCGGCCCCCCGGCGGGGTTCACGGGCGTTGGCGACGCTGCTTGACTTCGACTGCGACCCGACGGGGGTCATCGACGCGACGGCCGGTATCAACGCTGCGTTGGCCGCCGGCAGCGTCATCGCCACTGATGGCATCTACCAGGTCAACGGTGTCGTCACGGTTCCGATCACACCGACTAGTTCCCCTGCCTTCAGGGGAACCGGCTCGGGGCGCGTCACGCTGCGGCTCGGGCCGGGCGGCCAGATCCGCTACGGCAGCCGCTCCGGTGGCGCGGGCGGCCCCCAGTCGGGCGGGCCGTTCGGTGGGTTCACCATCGACGGCAACAAGGTTGCCAACGTCGCCGGGGGCGGCTTGTACATCGGTCTTCTTACCTCGGTGACGTTCCCCGATCTGCGCGTCCAATACTGCCGCACCGACAACATCGTCATCGAGAGCGCCCAGAACTGCACCTTCGAGGGACTGACGTCGCTCTACAGCGACGGCTCATGCCTCGTCTTGGACTACGGGTGCGGGGACAACTCGTTCGTTGGGCACACCGAGCTTCTGGGTGGCGCCCGCTACAACTTGGAGATCCGCCAGTCCGGGGCGACGATCGGCGGGTTTCCCACGACGTACGGCCCGAGCTACAACGAGTTTCTGGGGCCGAACAACTTCGAGATCTCGATGGGTGGCGTGAACGGCACGACCCAGAACCTGGGGATCGTGTATCAGGGCGCCGGCACCTACAACAAGATCGCCGGGGTCCTAACCGGCAATCCGACGGCGGGCCCTTACAGCGTGGTGGTGGTCGAGCAGGCGAACGCCGGGGGGATCACGGCATGGTCGATCGGCTTGACGTTCGTGAACGCCACGATCACCGACAACAGCAACCTGGCGGTCGGGATCGAGCAGCGCGGGAACACGTCGGTCGTGCTTCAGGGCCGCACGAGCTTCGCGGCGCTGTCGAGCGCGTTCAGCACGTTCAGCACCGACACGATCACCGTCCAAGGCGATGTTCTGTACACGACCGTCGCGAATCAGTGGGTGAAGGCGGCGGGGTCCCCACCGGCGCTGGTGCAGAACATCATGGGCTCGACGGAGGTGGTGCAGAAGGCGTGGAAGATGTCGGCGCCCACCGACGACATCATTCTCGGCTACGTCGTCAGCTCGGCGTCCACGACGATCGCCGCCGGCTCGAACGGCGTGAATCTGAACACGAACCCGGCGACGATCAACGTGGCGTCCACGGTGGGCTGGCCCGCGACAGGGGGCGTGCTCTACGTTTTGATCAGCGGCGTGCCGCAGCAGATCCTTTACACCGGCCTGACGCCAACGAGTTTCACCGGATGCTTCCTCGGTCACGGGGCGGCGGGCGTTCTCGCCACCGGCCAGGCCGTTGGTGGCGGGGACCCGAATCGTCGCGTGGATATAGGTCAATCCGGGTTCTGGGTGGGAGACGGGCAGTTCGATCCTCGCGGCCAGGTTGGCTTTCACTACCAGACATTCGACGGCGGGGTCACGAAGTTCACGGACTTCCCGGGGAACGTGCTGGTGGAAGGCGCCACATACGTCGCGGGGAGCTTCACGCACGCCGGGACCACGATCGGCGTGAACGGAGCTACCCCCGTAGCCCGGGCGACGATCACCGGCTCACGGGCAAGTGGCGCGGCCCTAGCCAGCCTCCTGACCTTCCTCGCCTTGCGCGGCGACATCATCGACAGCTCCACGCCATAAGGAAGGAAGCCCGGATGCCCGACCTTCCCCATATCGCGCTTCCTTGGACGCTTCAACGCAACGGCAAGGTGACCGTCCACGAGCAGGACTCCGTCGAGGAGATCGCGGCCTGCGTCGTCGCGATCACCTCATGCGTCAAGGGCCAGGTGCCCATGCTTCCCGATCTCGGGGTCCCGTCGCCGCTGTTCACGACCACCCCGATCGACACGGCGGCGCTCGTTGAAGCCGCGAGTGCTCAAGAGCCACGAGCGGTCCTCGCCGCGACCGACCAGCCCGACGTGCTGAACGCCGCGATCCGCCACATCCTCTCCACCGCCCAGATCGAGGAGGGGCCGTCTTGACCGACTTCATCGACGCGAACATCGTCCTCGACCCAACGACGCTCACCGACACCGCGGTCGATGCGTACGCGGGGATCCTCCAGAACAACGGCTTCCCCGGCTACGTCCCGAGCGACGGGGACGGCGAGATCATCCTCCTGTCGGTCGTCATGCAGATGTTCGCCGACGCTAAGGGCATGGCGGCGGTCATGCCCTCAGCTGCGTTCCGGCAGTTCGGCACGCAGCTCCTCGGAATCCCCTACGCCCCAGGGTCAGCGGCGGCCATCGGCACGACCTGGACACTCGCCGACACGCTCGGCCACACGATCCCGGGCGGCATCTACGTCACGGTCTCGAGCCTCGGCTTCTACGTCCTCGCGGACGTGGTCATCCCTCCGGGGCAGAGCACTGCGATCGTTCCTCTCGTCGCCGTGGAGTCGGGGACGTCCTACAACAACGCGACGGATCCCGTCGAGCCCGTAGACCAAATCGACTGGGTCCTCGGGGTCAAGGCGATCGGCGTGAGCACGGGTGGCGCGGACGCCGAGACTGACGGCGATTTCCAGAACGGCCTGACGGGCGAGCTCCAGCTTCAGGCGCCCAGGCCGATCACCTCGACTGACTTCGCGGGGTTTGTCCTCACGCCCTCGGCGGTCAACGCTACCGGGGTAACGGTGGGCCGCTCGACATCCATCGACGGCTACGACCCGGGCGTCTCGGTGTTCACCGGCACGGTCGCGAACACCTCAGCGACGGTGACGGCAGTGTCGACCTTCTCGGGCGTCACTGCGGGCTCCGTTCTGTCGGGGGCGAACATTCCCATTGGGACGACGGTCCAGTCGATCAACCCCTCGGGGTCCTCGTTCGTGATGACCGCGCCGGCAACCGGGAGTGCCACGGAGACGATCACGGCCACCGGTAGCTACGGCAACCAGCGCGAGGAGTCGGTGTTCGTCACCGACTCGAACGGTCAGCCGTTCGCCGGGGCGAGCACGACGACGACCTCGGGGCCCGCGTGCCTCGCCCTCCAGGCGTGGCTCCAATCCTTCCGCGAGGCCAACTTTATAGTCCAGGTGCTCTCGCCGACCTACACGCCGGTCTACGTCACCGCGGCCATTCACGTCCTCGCGGGCTATGACGTTCCGACGACCCTCGGGAACGCCCAGGCGGCGGTGCTCAACCTCCTCAACCCAGCGACCTGGGGCAACCCGGGGATCGTCGGCTCTGCGGTGGCGAACCAGTGGCTCAACGCCACCCAGGGATACAACGTGGTCCGCTACAACGACCTCGTCGCGGCCATCCGCAACGTCCCGGGCGTCCAGTACGTCCCGCCCGGCTCCGGCGGCCTCGCGGTCGGCCTTTCGGCCACTCCCACCGGCACGGTCGACTTGGCGCTCCCCGGGCCCGCCCCGCTCCCGCTGAGCACCGCCGCGACCGTCCTGATCTCCGCGGTCTGAGAATGCCCTACCAGTTCCAGAGCGTCTTCGGGGCGTTGCTCTTCGACAACCTCGGCCCCTATCAGAACACTCAACTCGCCTGGTTCTGCGATGCCATCGGGATCGCGGTCGACCCGGTGTACACCCTCGTCGCCGGTTACGGCTTCGATGGCGACCCCGACTACGTACCGGGCTATGGCGCGCTGTTTGACCCGCTGATCGCCGACCCGGCCAACCTTCCGTACCTCGGCCAGTTCGTTGGCGTCACGATCCCCACAGGGACTGACCCGATCACTGCTCGAGCCCTAGTGATCGCCGAGAACGGCAAAAACCGGGGCACGCTCACCGCAATTCGCTCGGCGGTCGAGCGAAGCATCTCCACCCCGTGGGCGCCGAACGTCGTCTTCCCGCCCCGCTCGATCGTTTCCTTCGGGTCCCCGGCCGTCTACTACCTCCTCGGCAGCACCGGGATCGGCGCCGCAACCGAAGCCTTGTGGCTCCAGGCGATGACGTTCTACGCGGTCCCCGAGATCGACATCACTAAGCAGTATCAAGTTATCGAGCGGTTCGCTCCCCCGGGAACCTACGTGAACACCCTCGCGCCCCAGTGGGATCGCGCTGTCGGGACTTGGCGGTCGGTGAGCCCGTCGGTGACGTGGAACAACTACGCGGGTCCGCCCCCGAGCCCCGCCTACCAGTTGACGGTCGTTGTTCGCCCGGAGCAGTTGACACCCACGAGCAACACTGCCGCCCTCATTGCGAACGTGGTTGCGGTGAAGCCCGCCGGGATCCTGCTCTACATCGTTGCGGCTGATAGCCCCGAATGGTTCCAGGCGACAAAGACCTGGGCCGCAGTATCCGGCTCCGTGCAGTGGGCCACCCTGACCACCGGCGACGTTTAGGAGTCCTCTCACCATGCCTTCGACCACCCTGGGGATTCCCTTCCCGACCGGCACCGACCTCGTGAGCAATGGGCCCGCAGAGATGCAGGCTCTCGCGACGCAGGTGGACCTTCTCCTCCCGCACGTCGTCACGACGCTACCGGGGAGCCCCTTCGATGGGCAACTGATCGACTACGTGGCAGACTCGACCGCTGGCGTCGTATGGCGCTTCCGCTACCGCGCAGCCTCGCCGTCAGCCCACAAGTGGGAGTTCGTTGGTGGTCCGGCCCTGTACGCGGGCGACGGGGGCAGCCATAGCGGCACGTCTGGTACTTCGGGGACATGGCAGGCGCCCAACACGGGGAACGCCCTGGTCGTCCCGTTCGCTGGCGACTACCAAGTGGAGGTAGCGCTCGGCGCCACCATTACCTCGGTGGGGGGTGCAAATATCACCCCCGGGTTCGCCACGACCGGGGCGCCAAGCGGCGTGCTTGGGCAAGGCTTCGGAATCACCAACGCGGGCAGTTCGATGGCGGTGACGCTGGTCGGAGCGTTGCTGCGGGCGCTCGAGCTCGCGGCTTCAACGATTACTCCCGTGATCGCGTTCAACGTGAGCACCCAATCCTGGTCGGTGTTCTCATCGGTGATCAGGCTGCTTCCAGTCCGGATCGGCTGACCCAAACCAAGCGCCCCGGCACGGTGGACGCCGCCCGGGGCCGGCACGAGAGACAGGAGCCCCTCATGCGCGAAGGAACCTACCCGAGCATCCCCGCCGGATGCAAGACGACCGACCCCGCGCTGCCGTGAATGCATCCCATCCGGTCCATACGGGACGCCCTCACGTACTCGTGGCCCATCATCGCCCGGGCGGCCGGCGTGACGATCGGCGCCGTCGAGCTGATTCTCTGGGCGATCCTCGGGAGGTCCCCGAGCTCCGAGCTGACTACGCTCGCTGGCACCCTGATCACCGTCTCGGTCGTCGCGCCGGAGAAGCCGAAACGCAAGAGGGATCGCGAGTGAACCCGCACCAATTCGTCTGGGCGGTCAGTGGGGTTTCGCTGATCGCGCTTGGGCTTCTACGCGCAGGAGGCTTGGTCTCGTGAAGCATCTTCCGAAGCGAATCTGCCCCCTTCCGGCGATGCGCCAGTGCATGGCCGGTCACCGCCCGACGGCGTGGATCGCGCTCGCCCTGACGTTCATGGGCGTCGGCCTGTACATCGCGCTTCACCGCTCGAGCGTGGCGACGAAGCAGGCCACTCACGCCGCGATGAGCGCGGACACCGCGGTCGCTGACTTCGCTCGCTCCGAGGCGGCTCAGCGCGCCCGGGACGCCGCTTCGCTGATCGAGCGCAAGGCGCAGAACGCGGCGAACCTCGCGCAGATCAGGAAGACGGCGACGATCAACCACCGGCAGGCGCTCGCGCTTGGCCGAATCAGCTTGGCCCGGGCGGGGGACAACGCGCGAGCGCTCGCGGCGGAGAAGCACCTGAGCGTGGACAACCGACGGCTCATCCTGTCCATCGCCGCTCAGCAGGCGCGCATCGGTGCCCTCGTCGCCAGCGTCGCGAGCCTCCAGGCGCAACTCAAGGCCCAGACGGCGCAGAGTACGCATCGTCTCTGCGTGCGGGTCGCCCGCGTCTACCGCCAGATTTACGACTCGGTGGCGTCGAGTCTGGCGACGGTCGGCAAGCCCGGCACCCCGGGCGCGGACTACTACGCGCTGTTTCCCGCGCAGCTTCAAGCCGAGAAGGCGCAGCTCCAGATCGAACTCAAGCGCTTCACGCCGTCGGTGTGCGCATGAAGGCCGCGGGCTGGATGGTCGTCGTGCTGATCCTTGTCATCTTCGGGACGGGCTACGCCAACGACCACGCGTCCTGTACGCGTCATAACGTGCTGGTCCCCGCAATCCATCAGTACCCGATCGACGCGGCGATTGCGAGGGAGCAGAGCGCCCGTCTCGAGCTGGCGCGTGGCCCGCGCTGGAACCCCGCTCAGGCGGAGGTGGATCTTCTCGCAGCCAGGCGGTTCCGGGCGGACGCGGCGCGCACGATGCCGCTCGATTGCTCCGGTCCGCTTCCCGCCACTCACTGACCTTCATCTGCGTCGGCCGCCCGTGCCCTCCCTGTCGCGGGCTGGCCGGCGCACACCTGTCCAACAGGGAGACCACAAGGAGGACCGCATGACTACCACGCAAGGCGTCAGCCCGAAGACTCTCGCAGCGGGCGTCGCTCCAACCGCAGGCGGCGTTGTCGTCGCCCTCGTCAACCTCGCGATCACCGGCACGTTCGACACGACGTCGATCGCTGCCCTCATCGCCGGTTCCGCCGGCGGCCTGACCTCAACCATCGCCGCGTACCTCGCCAAGCCCGGCATCGTCCACGAGATCGCGGTCGACGGCGAGGCGGTCGCGAAGGCCGTCGCGAAGGCCGACCCGGGCCTCTTGACGAAGTTCGAGACCCTGGTGAAGTCGGAGGAGGCGAAGGTGCCGACGGCGCTCCAGCCGATCCTTCATGCCATGGAGGCCGTCGCGAAGGACCTCGAGACGGCGCTCCCGGGTGGGGCGATCGAGAAGGACGAGCTCGACCCGATGCTCGCCGGCGTCACGGCGGACGAGAACGTGCCGCCGCCGGTTGGTGACGCGGGCCAGCCGTCCGCGCCGGCCCCCGACCCGAGGGACGCGGAGATCGCGGCGCTTCAGGCGCAGCTCGCTGACGCGCAGAGCAAGGTCATCCTGAACGTCCCGACGATCCCGCCGGCAGTCTGATGGTCTGCGAGAACTGCGAGCAGACCATCGAAGGGCCAGGGGTCGGACACGGGCGGTTCTGCTCGGAGCGGTGTTACCACACCGGCTGGATGCGAGCCAAGCGGCAGGCCGACCCCGTGGCGTACCGCGAAGAGATGCGGCGGCGGCGCGAGGATCCGGAGTTCCGGGAGCGTCAACGCGAGAGCGCACGGAAGAGCAACGCTAAGAACCGGGAGAAGCTGGCCGCTCAGGCTCGCGGGCGGTACCAGAAAGAGAAGGTGCGCTGGGACGCGCGAAGGGTGGCACGAGAGGCCGCCGAACGTGGACGCCTGACGCGCGAACCGTGCCTCTTCTGCGATGAGCCAAAAACACAAGCTCATCACCACGACTACTCCCAACCGCTGGTCGTGACGTGGCTCTGCCGGCGGCACCACGGTCTCGTTCACAGAAAGGTGGCCTGACATGGCCCGTCTCTCCGGACTCTCAACGCGCGATCGGATTCGCGCGCGAGACATGGCGGTTCAAGCGGCCGTCCTTATGCTCCACAACCGGGGCAACGATTTACACTACAGTGAGCAGGGCAATCGCTGGGAGGGCATCGACCGTCACCTGAAGGCGTGGCGCGGCCAGTTCCCGCACTACTCCGACTGCTCCTCGTCGGTGACGTGGTGGCTGTGGAATGGCCTCGATCACTTCGGCGTCGGTGACGTCGTGAACGGCTCGAGCTGGCAGGCCGGCTACACCGGGACGATGCTCGAGCACGGCGAGAACGTCGGGACTCGCAACATGCAGCGCGGGGATGCCGTGCTCTACGGCAACGGGTTCCCCGGGTTCCACACCGCGATGCATGTCGGCGGCGGAATGGTGATCTCGCACGGGTCGGAGGACGGCCCGAACTTCCTCCGCTACGACCAGATGGGCCAGAACATCCTGGCGGTGCACAGGTACATCTGATGGACGACGACGACCTCGACCACCTCGAACGCATCGAACGCAAGATCAATCGAATCCTCGAAAGGAGCATCACCATCATGGCCGACCTCTCCGCCCTCAACGCCGCCGTCACGCAGCTCCAAACCGACGAGCAGGCCGCCGCGGCCGAACTCGCCGCGCTCGCCGCGCAGGTGTCCAGCCTGACGGCCGGCACGATCAGCCAGGCGCAGATCGACGCGCTGACCGCGAGCGTCACGAGCACCGCCCAGGCGCTCTCCGACGCCACCACGGCCGCTTCGGGAACCCCGGCGCCCACGACCACCACCCCGGGCACCCCGGGCCCGCAGCCGCCCGCCGATCCGAACGTGCCGCCCCCGGGCGTCGCCACCGGCGGCTAGGTGCGGGCCCTCCTCCTCACTGCCCTCGTGTTCGTGTCGGGGCATGAGGCCCCAAGGAACTGGTGCTCGTCGCAGACGTGTCGAGCGAGGGTTCAAGCGAAGATCGACGCTCGCCGCCCGATGCGCTGGGCGGTGGCGTCGTTCTACGGGCCCGCGGACTCCGGTGGCCCGGTGGCGTGTGGTGGGGCGACGCTCACCAGCACGATGCTGGGGGTGGCGCACAAGACGCTGCCGTGCGGCACGAGGGTCCGGGTTTGCGCTCGGCGGTGCCTGACGGTGCCGGTCATCGACAGAGGGCCCTTCATCGCAGGGCGTGAATGGGATTTGACGATCGCTACCGCTCGAGCGATTGGCTTCCCGATCAGCGCGGGAGTCGCCCGGATTCGCGTGAGTCGCTGACATGGACTGGAACGTCTCCTTCCGCAAGGCCGGGCGTTGCCTCGTAATCGAGGTGGACGGCCGATTCGTTGAGGTTGAGCGTCTTGGTCGGCGTGAGCTTCGGATCGAGGTGGGTTCGGTGGTCACCGAGGCGCAGGACGCAACGAGAGAGCACGCCTAACCCTTCCCGCCATCCGGTGGAGAGCACCAACCCGGCCTTGAGCCGAGAGGAGAACCCATGTCCCACCACCCCGGAACCTACGTGTCCGATGAGGCCGCCGCCGAGTACATCCGTGAGGCCGAGAAGCATGAGGCGCTGGCCGCTCAGGCGAGGGGGCTCGCTGCCCGCAACGAGGACTACGAGAACGAGGATGGCGAGTCGCGCGGCAAGTCGTACTGGCGGGCGGAGGCGTTTCGGGAGAAGAAGCGTGCGGATTACCTTCAGGCTCGGCGGGTGGAGATCGACGCCCAGGTGGGTGCGCTGGTTCGCCGGATCGAGGAGGACGATCGTGCCCCCCTTAGGTTCGGTGGGAGCGCCGAAGCGCTCGAGCTCGCGCGGGAGGTGAAGTGATGGCTTACGACAGTCGCCCCGACACGTTCGAGCACATCGCCAGCGTCCGAGGCGTTCTGCTCAGGGTCGCCTGCGACATCATCCGGCGAGCAGACGACCACGATCGCTCGAAGCTTCGCGAGCCGGAGCTGGCCGTCTTCAACGAGTACACGCCGAAGCTCCGCGACTCGACCTACGGCAGCCCCGAGTACAAGCAGTTCCTCGAGGGGATGGGCGAAGGGCTCAAGCATCACTACCGCGAGAATCGACACCACCCGGAGCACTTCGCGGACGGCATCGCCGGGATGAACCTACTCGACGTGATCGAGATGCTGGTCGACTGGAAGGCCGCGACGATGCGACACGCCGACGGGGACCTCGCCCGCTCGATCAAACAGAACGCCGAGCGGTTCGGCTACGGCCCGGAGTTCGAGCGGCTGCTTACCGTGACCGCCCGTGACTTCGGCTGGCTGGAGGCGTGATGGCTGATCCGTTCTTGGGTGCGGTCGAGCGACTGTCCACCGACGACTGGACCTTCGCCTACAACGCCCTGCGGGCCGCTCACCCGACCGCGGTCGCTGATCAGGCGGCGAGGGTCACGCACGCGTTCTGGATGGCTGCCGGTCGGCCACCCGACTCGCCGAGCGTCCCCGCGCCGGCTCTAACGCCCGAGCAGTGGGCGCGGCTCGCGGAGCTATGGACCACTCACGGCCAGGGGTACGGGACAGCGGACCAGGCGGTCGCCGCCGAGCTGTACAAGGCGGCCGGGGTCGACCCCAACCAGGTCGCTGAGGAGTTTGCTCAGGGCCAGATCGTGGGCGAGGCCGTCAACGCGGACGGGACACCGAAGTAGCAGTGGTATGATCGGGGCACTAATCGGGCCGGCATCGCGCAAACGACCCGGCCCATGACACGGAGGTACAAGCTCCAATGCCCGATCAGGGTACCGCAGTTATCACCGGGGACTACGAAATCGACCTTGGGCGTGACCAGCTCTTCGGCTTCTGGTCCGGCACGCTCTACTTGGTCAAGGGCGAGACGAGGACCGCCCTCGCGCGGCTCCCACTCCTCGGGTTCGCCGTCTCCGAGGAAGCGGTCGTGCAAGCCGCCAAGGTCTTCGCCGAGAGGCACCGCGAACGCCATACCGTGCGACTGGACCTCGGCACACGGTAAGGGCCTTCCGTCTGAGCATCCAAGCGGGTCGTCTTCCTTCGGGAGGGCGGCCCGTTTCGTCGTTAGGTCGTGAGGTCTCGGGCGTGTATACCGACGATGCCAAGGATCGTGAGAATCACGGCGGCCACGCCTGACCGTTTGTCATTTTGCTACCACGCGGAATGTCCAGTTGCCGACCGCCAAGATCTGCACGTCGTGGTAGGTGCCGGCCGGAAGGTCGGACGTGCCGGCCGGGGCCTGCGAGCTGATGCCGATTCCCGCGTCTCGGTCGAGCACGGCGAACAGGCCGCTGTCGTTCGTCCAGTGGATCGTGGAGTCGCCTGCGACGACGATAGTCCCAAGGCGCTTTCCGCCGTTGCCGGAGAAGGAATCTGTGGTGGCTCCGCTTGCGGCCGCCGGCTGGGCCGGCGTGGTATCGGTGGTCCCTGCGGGTGCGACGGAGTCCGGTGGCGCAGTGGTGGTCGCCGTGCTCGAAGACGACCCACCTCCGGCGGCGATGGCGATGATGATGCCGATGATGATGATCGCCCCGATGATGCCGAGCGCGATCTTGAATACGCCGCCGATGAACTTCATGCGCGTCCTCTCCGAGTTAGCTTCACGCTGTCAAAATAGGCGCCACGTGGCACTTCAAGACCCACCGACCACTCAAGAACTCCAGTGCGTCAACCGGAATCGAGCGGTTAGACAAGCGCCACGGATCGTCTATTGTGCGGACCATTACAAACGCAAAAGGAGCCGCCGGGCGGACCCGTGGGGGACTGGGGGACGCGCCGAGGGACGCGAAGAAGGAGACGAAGAGCATGGAATCGCAACTCGCCGAAGGCCATGGGCAGGCGAAGACGGGGGAGCAGCTCCTCAATGACGTGTTCGACCTCATCAAGGCTCGCCTCCCTCGTCTACCCCTGGATGATCCGGCTCGTCCGATCCTCGCCGTTCTCCTCCCGCTGATGGGTCAACGGCTTCAGCGGCCCGCAGTAGAAGCGTTGCCAGCTCTGCCGCGATAGCCCGAATCTCGTCGGGCGGTAGCCCCTCCCGGGCCGGCGGGACGTAGAGCCCGAGGAGTCGCAGGTCGAACTCCTCCACTTCCGCCGTGAACCACCAGTCGGGCACCCGTAGATGCCGGACCAAGACCTCTCGGTGAACGCGCTGGAGGTCCATCTTGCCGCGCTCGATGCGCCCCACGTCGTGCTTGCCTAGCCCGTCTCCCCACGCGAGCGTCGCTAGGTCGGTCTGGCCCATGCCACGCAGGGTACGGGCGGCGTCGATGCGCCGCTTGAGCTCGGAGGCGTCCACCCGGCTCTTGTAGCGCCCCGCGAGCCTCACGGCCGCCCAAAGCTTTCCACGCGGCTTCTAATCTGTTCACGGCCCTTGACACGGGTTCACGTCGTCTGTACTCTCTTGAACTGTGTCCAATCGGCTTGCAGCCCGCACGATCCACACGCACCGCGTTCGACTCGCGTTGAGCCCAGAGCAATACGGGATCCGCATCGGCGTCTCGGGCATGACCGTTCGCCGAGTTGAGGCTGGCTACACGCCGTTCCGCTCGACACAAGGCCGCTTTGCTCGGGACCTCGGTATCGAGGTCGACGACCTCTTCCCGCTCGCGCTGGACCACCGCCGGAGGGTCGCGGCATGAACCGGATCCAGCTTCGCCGGTTCGAGCTCGGCCTCACGATGGGTCAAGTGGCCGAGGGCGCCGGCCTCACGCGCCAGACCGTGGCGGCGGCCGAGCGGGGCGCCGAAATCACCGCGCCCACCGCGCGGGCTCTCGCCAACTTCTACGAGATCACCGTTGCCGAGCTTCTCGGTGTCGAACCGACCGACGTGGCCGCATGAGCGTCCTTGCCAAGGCCCACTCCCTCGTCGCTGAGGGCAAGGTCCGCAAGATCCCCACCGTCGTCTTCGAGGCCGGCCCGTACACCGTGGTCGTCAAGGACGAGGGGCCATGGTGCTCGTGCCCGGCGACCGTGACGTGCAGCCACATTCTGGCTACGGGCTTGGTGGCTCGGCGTGAGCAGGTGCCGGCGTGAGCATCGAACTCACCCACCCGAAGACCGGCGCCCTCGGCATCTGGTACACGGTGGACGTTGCTCGCCGTCGGTGGAAGCGCCCGCACTCTCCGCTCTTGCTGCTGAATGCCTTCTTCTGGGCGGTCGATGCCGTTCTGTGCTTCGCCTTGGGGCACATCGCCCGAGGCCTCGTCCTTGCCCTTGTGAGCGGCGTTTGCTGGTGGGCGTGGAATCGGCCCGGTGACCTCCGCGCCGAACTCACGGCGACCGCCGCCCTACTCGTAGGGGTCGTGACGGTGTGGGTATTGTGACCCTCGTCCTTCTCCCCCATCTTCGCCCGGCTCCATACCCTCAGCCGGTCGAAGGCAGTGCAGCTCCCTCCCCCGTGGAGCACCCACGGTCCCCGGCCTGTGCTCCGGTGGTCGTGGGTGCCGAGCGGGTGTGCCGTAGGTGTCTTCGCCCGGCTCGCACGCTTCTCTGCGAGGGCTGCCTCGTTTCGCTTGGTCACGCGCTGGAGGAGGCGGCATGAGCAGCTTCGAGGAACTACGCGGGAGGCGGAGCCGTCATGGGTGCGCCGTCTGTGGCGCAGCCACGAAGGGCGCCGTCCAGATCAACCTCTACGCCGGGGACCATCCCCGCAAACACGTTGTCGGTCAAACGGCGCAGTTCTGCGAGGAACACGCGACAGCTCTTTACCTTCGCCTGGCCGACATTTTCAATGAGGGTGCAGGTCGAGCATGACCGCTCTCCGCGATCAGCTCACCGACACCCAGCAGGCATGGCTGAAAGACGGGGCGGTCCGCTTGAGTGCCCCACCATCCGGCACGTTCGCCGGCATGTACGTGGCGGTCAGCCGGACCGAGAAGCTGTCGTCGGTTGGTCGGACT